AATTATCTTGCTTGTGTTTGTGACCTGAATGTCACTGACTCCTCGCATGAGGATTCTTTCTTCAGCCAATGCTGTTCCGCTGGATATGAGCAGAGTCAACATGGCTACTATTCCTAGTGGCTTCGCCATAATATTCTCCTTGTATGTTATAAAAGATGTAGCATCTTGTTTTAGTAACTTTTCTCCATTGAGACTGTTACTTTTATGCAAACTTAATGTTACATTCTTGTTACAAAAGTATTTATGACAACTGTGTGAAGAATTATATGAGTTGTGAATCAACCAGCCATTATACATCAAACATGCTCAATATGGTTGATAAATATATGCGTACTTAATGTACGAACTACAATTAGGAGAATACAAATGGCCTCGATCGGATTTGTAGGCGTAGGTAAGTTAGGTCAAGCCTGTGCCGAAATGGTCGCCGAGGTCCATGATGTTGTAGGATATGATATCAATCCTGTAGAGCCTGAAAACTTTACAATGGTTGATAGTGTGGAAAAAGCAGTAATAGGACAAGACATTGTTTTTGTTGCTGTACAAACACCGCACGATCCTCAGTATGATGGAAAGGCACCAACCAGCCATTTGCCAAACAAAGACTTTGATTACACGATTGTAAAAGAAGTTCTGAGCCAGGTAAATGCTGTTGCGACCAAAGACCAACTAGTAGTACTAATTTCAACAGTATTACCAGGAACAGTTAGAAGAGAACTTATACCTCTTATTCCAAATGCACGTTTTGTGTATAACCCTTATTTGATTGCTATGGGCACTGTGAAGTGGGACATGGTTAATCCAGAAATGGTTATGATTGGAACTGAGGATGGAAGTGAAACAGGTGATGCAAAAGAACTTGTTGACTTTTATAAAACAATCATGCAGAATGATCCACGTTACGTTATTGGAACTTGGGACGAATGCGAATGTATTAAAGTTTTCTACAACACATTCATTTCAGCAAAAGTAAGTCTAGTAAACATGATACAAGACGTTGCAGAAAAGCAAGGCAATATCAACGCAGAAGTTGTGTGTGATGCACTTGCTACTTCAGACAGACGTATTATGGGACCAGGTTATATGAAGCCAGGTATGGGCGATGGTGGTGCATGTCACCCCAGAGATAATATTGCTCTACGTTGGATGGCAGATAACTTAGAACTAGGTTACGATTTATTTGATGCTGTGATGTTATCACGTGAAGTTCAAGCAGAAAACATGGCAAAGCAATTAGTTGAACTTGCAACAGCAGGAGCAGGCAATGTACCGCCAATGCCAGTAGTAATTATTGGTAAAGCATACAAGCCTCTTGTTCCATATGAAGCAGGTTCTAGCAGTATGTTAGTCGGGCATTATGTTGCTGAAGCAGGTATCGAACTTTATTACTATGATGAAGTTGTTGGCGAAGTTCCTCCACAGGATATTTTAAATAAGCCAGCAGTATATTTGTTAGCACATAATCCACAAGTAACTTACGGTGATCAATTAGACTTTGTAAAAGGCTGGTATGACGAACATCGTGTCACAGGAGCAGACGAAGCACTCACAGTTGCAACAGCAAATGGTACAGAGTTAGACTTTGCAAAAGGTAGTGTTATTGTTGACCCATGGCGTAAAACACCTAGGCTCGAAGGAGTTCAAGTAGTACACTATGGTAATACCAGAAAGGATGCTATAAGATAAGGTTAATTTATGAGTGAACGATTAGAACGCATTAAAATAGTTGATGCAATGATGACTGACCAAGTTAGCCCTACATTCTGTTTGGCTAAATGGCATCATACAACGATCTACTTACACAGAGGGCAAACACACAGTTGTTATCAGCCTAAGCCGCATGACATTCCTGTGCAGGAACTAAAGTGGGATCCAAGCGTGTTGCACAATACTCCAACAAAAATTGACGAGCGTATTCAAATGTTCAACGGCGAACAATGCGAAGGCTGCCAATATTGTTGGAATGTTGAAAACATGGGGGACGATCATGTAAGTGATAGGCATCAGCGAAATGCTAGTATTTTCAAACCGGAACGTTTAGAAGAAATTTTAAACAATCCGCCAGACTTTAAAGTTAACCCGGAGTACATTGAGATTGCATTCAGTAATGAGTGCAATTTCAAATGTGGTTACTGTCACCCTATGCACAGTAGTTTGTATCACAAAGAAATTCAAAAGCATGGCCCTTACGAAACCGTTAAGAATCACAGAAACGATATTGATTGGTTTGATGTGTATGGCGAGGAAGGTAACCCTTATATTGAAGCATGGTGGAAGTGGTGGCCTGAAGTAAGTAAGACATTGAACATTTTGCGTATCACTGGAGGCGAACCTTTGTTGCACAAAACAACATGGGGCATGTTTGAATATCTAATTGAAAATCCTAGACCCAGCATTGAGATAAACATCAATACTAACATGGGATATACTCCGAGACGTATGGAAAAACTTGTTGATACTGTGAACAAGATGCGTGAAAATAATTCTATTAAAGCATTTAAGATGTTTAGTTCTATGGATACATGGGGCAAACGTGCAGAGTATTTACGCACAGGATTAGATGTTGAAACTTGGGAAAAGAATCAAGACATTTATTTACGTGGAGTAAAGAGTCATATCACGCACATGGTAACATTTAATATACTAAGTGTAACAAGTTTCATAGACTTCTTAGAGAAGATACTGGAGTGGAGAAAAACTTACGAAGATGTTATACCTAATAATTTAGGCACAGATGAAAATGTTCGCAAGATTAGATTTGATACGCCATACCTCAAGGAACCTATTCAGTACGACATGCATATATTACCTAAAGAAGAATTTTTACCTTATTTTGATAAGATACTAGACTTTATCAGAGAGAACGTTGTTGAAGATGATAGAACAATGTTCAGTGAATTAGAATATGAAAGATTCCGCAGAGTACGTGACTACTTTGCTAACGAGCAATACCCAGAAGAACGTATCAAAGAAGGCCGTGCTGACTTTTATGGATGGTTTTCTGAATACGATAAAAGAAGAGATGTGTCGTTTTTAGATACTTTCCCAGAGATGGAAAACTTCTGGAACCTGTGCAAGGAAGAATATGAAAGACAAAATTGATGTAAAGCAAATAGACATGGAGCATATCAAAGAAAAGTCTTTGTGTGCATTGCCGTGGTTGCACATACATGTAACACCTGATCAAAACATAATGCCTTGCTGTATTGCTAATATGGAAAATGTAGACGATATTAGAAGCACAAAAGAAGATGGCATTATGGATTGGATGAATTCTGATGCAATGAAAAAAATGAGACTTGACATGTTAGCAGGCAAGCAACCTAATGCCTGTAAAACATGTTACCATCAAGAAATCAGTATGGAAAGTTTTAGAAAGACAACATTGCGTGAGTACGACGAATTTATTGAAGATAATATTGCTAACACAAATGTAGATGGCAGTTTAGACGACTTCAAGATGCGTTATCTAGATATGCGTTTTAGTAACTTGTGCAACATGAAATGCAGGACATGTGGTAGTGCATACAGTTCGCAATGGGAAATAGAAGATGCTAAATTTGGACACCACTACAATGATCCTATTAACGATATAAATCAATCAGTGGTGTTTGAGGAAGTAAAGGATCAACTGCCTAATCTAAAGAAAGCATACTTTGCAGGCGGAGAGCCATTGATTACAGAGGATCATTACATACTGTTAGAAGAAATGATTCGCAAAGGTAAAACAGATATATTCCTCACATACAACACAAACATCAGTAAACTGCATTACAAAGACAAAGATCTCATGCAGTTGTGGAAACAGTTTAAACACAAAGTTCAAGTATATGCAAGTTTAGATCATTTTGGTGAGAAAGCAGAATACATCAGACACGGAACCAAATGGGACGAAGTGATTGAAAACTACAAAGTGTTACATCAATCAGATGCTGCACAGTTAAGTATTACCACAAGTGTTTCACTGTTTAACTGGCCAACACTAACAGACTTTTTTGACTATTTGATTGATAACAACATAGCACCGTGGACAATGAACAACAGAGGTGCATGGCAGATCAATCCTATATATGGTCCAGAAGAATTTAGTTTTCAAACATTACCAGCACAACTAAAAGATGAAGTTATTGCTCAACAAACTGAATACATGGAAAGATTAAAAAAGATTGATCCAAAGTCAAACATGTTTGCACAAGTAGAGTTGTTGATGAATCAACTACAGCAATTAGGTACACTAGCAAAAACAAAAGATAATTGGGAACAGCAAAAACTAAAATTTAGAACAGAAGTGAGAAAAATTGATGGACGTAGGAAAGAAGATTTTTCACAAGTGTTCCCTGAACTAACGAGACTAATACATGAAGAATGATCACATAAAAGATTTTGACAAGGAGTACTTGTTGAACGAGAGCAAAACATTCTGCATGTATCCGTGGACACATTTGAATGCAACACCTCTAGGTAATATATTTCCTTGCTGTAGTAACGATTACACAGCACCTCTGGGCAACACAAAAGATATGACGCTGAACGAAGCATTCAACAGTGATTATATGAAAAAGTTAAGACTAGATATGTTGAACGAAAGAAAGCATGAAATATGTAACTTTTGTTATGCACACGAAGAAGCAGGCCCGCACAGTTTTAGAAGGTACAGCATAGAACACTTTGGCAAACACTTTGATGAGAGTTTAGCAATGACTCGAGAAGATGGGCATGTTGATGAATTCAAAATGAGATACTTTGATATACGCTTTAGTAATATTTGTAATTTCAAGTGTCGCAGTTGTGGAAGTGAGTTTAGCAGTCAGTGGGCCCTAGAAGATAAAAAGACATGGAATCCAGATGGCCCTATTATCATGCACGTTGACAACGAAGAAGGAGGAATTCTTAAGGAAATACTCGAACAAGTAGAATACATAGACATTGCTTACTTTGCAGGTGGAGAACCGTTGATTACACCTGAACATTATGTTATACTAGAGGAGTTAATAAGATTAGGTAAAACAGATACAATATTGCGTTATAACACAAACGCCAGTACAGTGTCCTACAAAGACAAAGACATCTTTGATTTATGGAAACACTTTGACAAAGTAGAACTGAGTTGCAGTATTGATCACTTTGGGCAAAGAGCAGAAATGATGAGACACGGTACTGATTGGGGTAGAGTAGAAAGAAACCTTAAAACATTCAGGAGTTTAGATTATGTAAGTTTTCAAATGAACACTGTGTTAAGTATTATGAATTACTATACTTTACATGAGTTCTTTGAATACATGAGTGGGGTTGGCTTGTTTGATTACGACAAAGATTTTTATAACAGTTTGTACTTGGCGGCCAACCCAAAATATTATTGTGCACAGGCACTGCCAAAACATATGAAACAGCAGGCAGCACAAAAACTTATGTCAGGCTATCAAGGTGATAGAGCAGTAGATCAATTAATTAAGAGTGGTGTTGAATTTGCTGGCTTAAATGACACATGGGACGATGTCAAAAAAGACTTCTTTCACATGACGTATAGATTAAATAAGCTGCGTGGAGAAGACTTCTTTAAAGTTTTCCCTGAGCTACAACCACTACAGGATATGTAATGTCAGAACAGATAAAAACAGTTAATATAACAGAAGAAGGTGATGTAATTAAAAACATTGCTGACAGCAAACACTTTTGTATCCTTCCGTGGATTCACTTTCATGGTTGGCCTGATGATCGTGTGATGCCTTGTTGTATTGCAGAAAGTAGTACTCCAGTAGCAGAATTTGAACCAGGCATGGATATCATGGACATTATGAACTCAGACGAATACAAAAAGATGAGAAAATTAATGTTAGCAGATGAACCGTATGCACCATGTCAACGTTGCTATGATTTAGAAAAAGTTGGTACTTGGAGTTTGCGTATCAGTCAAAATACACAACAAACTAACAAGGACCGCAGTATAGAGAACGTTGAAGAAAATATTCAAATGCTCAAAGACACAAACGAAGACGGCAGTATTGATGACTTTAAAATGAAGTACATGGACATACGTTTCAGTAATTTGTGTAACTTCAAGTGTCGCAGTTGCGGACCAGGTTGTAGTAATCTGTGGGGCGAAGAAAAAATTAAACTAGTCGACGAAGGTGTTTGGATTAATAGAAAAGGCCGAGACACACTAATGAGCATTAACCAAGACGGCGGCTTTATGAAAAGTTTAAAGCCGTTCCTTGCTGATGTACAAGAAGTATACTTTGCAGGTGGTGAAATATTAGTACACCCTGAACATTACGAATGCTTAGATTATTGGATTGAAAATGGTATGGCAGACAAAGTTAGATTGAACTATACATCTAACATGAGTAAAATCACATACCAAGACAAAGTCAAAGGTGAGCGTGATTTATTTGATCTCTGGAAACACTTTCCGCATATTGAAATGTGGGCAAGTATCGATGCTATTGGTGAAGCAGGCGACATGATTCGTAAAGGATTCAGATGGGAACGTGTTAAGAAAAACATGTTTGCTATCAGAGAACGTGCACCGCAAATAAAGTTAGGTATTACTCCTACTATTAGTTTGTGGAACGTGTGGCACTACAGCGAAATGTTTGACTGGATGTTTGAGAATGGATTTACTGATATTAAGAATCCTCCAAGATTGAATATGCTAACAGCACCAGACTGGGCAAATATTTCTATATTACCAGAGAAATTTAGACTTGATCTTATGCGTGAGTTTAGACTGTATTACGAAAAATTTCCACGCCCTGAAGATACAGAAATGAATGACACATTTAAAATGATTATGATGACTCTGCGTAATGGCGAAGAGAACAGAGAGTTGCTAAACGAGTTCTTTAAAGAAAATGACATTATGGATAAAATGCGTGGCGAAGACTTAGGTGAAATCACACCTAAACTACAAGAGGTAAGAGAATGGATAGAAAAGAATTAGAACTTGTCGAAGTACAAGCAAAAGAGAAATACCTTAGTGTTACTTGGCAAGTTAATAATTTCTGTAACTATAGTTGCAGTTATTGTAACCCAGGAAACTGGTTAGGAGATTTCCGCAACGAAGGCGACTTGCAAGTATACTTGGATAACCTAGATCAAATTATTCAAAAGTATCAAGCAGAAGATTACAAACACTACAAGTTTTTCTTCAGTGGCGGCGAGCCTACAGCATGGAAGCATTTTATTCCTATTGTTGAATACCTCAAAGAAAAATTACCAGAAGCAACTATTGCTGTAAACACTAATTTAAGCAGACCTCTTGCATGGTGGCAGAAACATGTACACTTGTTTGATGACATTGTTGCTAGTTTCCATGTAGAGTTTGCAGACAAAGACAGTTATAAAGAAAAGAATTTATTTCTATGTGACAAAGTTAATTACCTAAGTACAAAATTATTGTTACATGATGAGAAGTTTTGGGAAGTTGTAGAGTACGGCGAAGAACTTAAAAAAGTAATGCCTAATTATTTTATTGAGTGGACTCCTCTGTACGACGAAATGACAGTTAATGCAGGGCCATGGAAATACGAAGACGAAGACAAAGAGAAGTTCATTGAAACACACAGTTGTGAAATGGAGTTCACTATTCCTAAACCTTACAAAGAAAGTAAAGCAGTAAGTTGGTCAGTGTACAACGACGGCTCTGAAGAAGCATGCAACAGTAATGATGTTATTGTACGCAGACAAAACTTCTTTGAAGGTTGGGAGTGTCGTATAGGTGACAGTATCTTTATTTCTCCCACAGGACAAATCACTTTAGCAAGTTGCGGAGTTAGCGGGCCTGTTGGACACATTATGAAAGATGTACGCTATGTAGAACCTAGGACAGTGATATGTGATAAGTTTCATTGTCACTGTGGTACAGACATCATTATTCCAAAAAGAAAATTAGAAGAGATACCTGTCAAAGATATATCTACTGAGGAATCTGATACAAGTGCCACTGCTGAATCATAACAACTATTGGTACTTTGACACACAAGGACCTAATAACAGCGAGCTAATAAAAGAGTTACGCACTAACTCAATGTTCATGCGTCTTAAGGATTGGGAAAATGTACCAGATGATTATTATCTCATTGAGTTTAAAGCAATCAAAGCAATAGAGCGTATTAATCTAGTCACAATTATTCCTCCTGAAATTTTGTCTCGCATAAAAACTGATGAAGACAACTGCTATTTGATATTAGAAAATTTCCACGAAGGTTTTACTAATATTATTAAACAAATATACGATTGTGTGATTACTCGATACGGAATACCAGCACACAAAGTTATATTGTTTTCTGGTGCACTTGACATACAAGAAAAACTAGATGCTCACGTGGAAAAGTACAAAGTAGAACCATTTAAACTTGAGAGCATGTTGGAATTTGAACTAGCTGCTCAGTCTCGAATGCGTGATGATATACTGTTTGAACAAGGCGAGGAGTGCTTGCCTAGGACACTGCAAACTAAAAAGTACAAGAAAAAGTACATAAACTTTAATAGACGCTGGCGTTCACATCGGCCATTATTAGTAGCACTGTTGAAAGTAACTAATCTTCTACACAAAGGTTATGTTAGTTTAGCTCGTTCAGATGATAACCGAGGCTGGGAAACAGAAATGGATCATATATTAGAAATTGTCAGAGAACATGATGGATTACGAAACACACTGATGCATCATAGAAAAGACATTGAAAATATGGGACCTTTAACATTAGACAAAGATGACATGACAGTTAATTATGCTTATGCTGAAATGACTCCTAAGTTGAAACAGATGTATGAGGATACTTATTTCAGTGTTGTGTCAGAAACAATTTACTTTAGTAATCATCGCGACTGGGAAGACTCATGCTTTCTCAGTGAAAAAGTATTTAAAGCAATAATGTTTAAGCACCCTTTTATTTTAGTTGCAACTCCTAACACACTAAAGTATCTCAGATCAATTGGGTACAAAACTTTCTCTCCGTTAATCGATGAAAGTTATGACAGTATAGAAGATAACAGTAAACGTATGATAGCCATTGTAAAAGAAATAGATAGGCTGTGCAAATTAAGAGGAGAGGCACTTGAGAGTTTCCTCAAGCATGGCAGAAAGATAACAGAACACAATTATAACACACTAATGAACAAAAAGGAATTTTCATTCCCACACTACAATGATATACAATAAAGATAATATACAAACATTAGATGTAAAAAAATACAACAGAATATTTGCATTTGGTTGCAGTTTTACAAACTATCGATGGCCAACATGGGCTGACATAATTGCACATGAAAATCCACAAGCAGATTATAATAACAGGGCAATGCCTGGTGCTGGTAATAACTTTATTGCTGCACACATCAGTCAAGCAATACGTTATTTTAACATAGGAAAAGATGATCTAGTTACTGTGATGTGGAGTACTTTTTACAGGCACGACTCATACAGAGATATGCGTTGGAGTACACCTGGAAATATTTACTCACAGGATATGGTTCCTCATGATGTGTTGCTTAACTATCTCAACGATACCAGAGGCTTTGCAATCAATGACTTTGCACTAATAGACATAACAACACAGATGTTTAAATCAGCAGAGTTTGATTCTGTTGCTATGTGGGGAGTGTCACCCAAGTTGCAAAACTATTACGGATTAAGTCAACACCCAGAATGTGAAGAGAATTGGAAAGACGTAGAATTACTGTACAAGGATTTAGACAATGATATTTTACCTGATCTGTTAGGCAACGGATGCAATGGACACTGGTCGGAAACATTTACTTTTAAAAACGATGACGGCAGTGACTTTGTTGATTATCATCCCAAAACATCAACCTATTTTGAATATTTGATAAACATTGGATTTAGATTAACAACACCAACTAAAGAATGGACAAAGCAGTGCGACGAACACACACAAAGTATTGTTAGCACAGACGACTTACCGTATATACACAAATGGTACGAAACATTATGAACATACAAAGTCTAGTCACAGAAATAAAAAGATTTGGCGATCATATTGTTGTGGTGCATAATCACACAAAGGAAAAACCTGAATACACACAAATGTTGATTGATGTGTGCAACGAATTAGACAAACAACAAATACAGTATGTAAAACGTAATCAAGACGAATATCAGCAACACATAGATTTTCATTACGATGTTGTGTTGCTGTTAAACACCAGCACTAGACATCATGAAGATGAATATCCTAAAACAGTGTTAGTAGTAGGCAAAAAAGATCACACTGACGAAGGTCGACACTGGGCAACAACAGAAGATCGATGGTTATGGAATGATAGCACATTTGTTAATTTTGGTATGAAACAAAAAACCATATTAGATTTGTGTGATCCTGCAGACAGAAAGAGTTCATGGTATACCGCTATTGATCTCAGTTTTAAAAAATTAAAGCCTTACGCTGATGAAAAAATAATGTTTCCAGTGTTTGCTGGACCAATACAAGAATATGCTATAGACAAATTGCCTACATTGGATTTAGTTGAGCATATCAAGCAAGGCTTGTACTTGGGTTACGAACGCATCATGTTTGACGACAAAGACGAAGCAATTTTTTGGCACAGGGTTTACAAAGTGCACAGTGTTGCTAGACGTCTTCTGAAGATAGTACCACCCGGCAGTTTCTTTTTTATGACATCTGCTCTTAATGCTGAAGAAATATATGCTCGCTGGTGTGAACAACACAACGAAGAGCCTTTATTACAAATGATACCGTGTGCAAGATTTGAAAGTGTTGCAAAGGACATGATGTTAGATAATGGACTACAATGGCATCATGAAGAATTAGACTATGAGATCAGCACACAGCCTCGTCCGTACAAATTTCTTTGTTATAATCGCATGCCAAGATTGCACCGTCTCAAAATGCTCACAGAGTTACACAAAAAAGATTTACACAGGCAGGCACTAATTAGTTTTCACAACGAAGATGGATTTTTAAGTAATGTATGGTGGAGAAAATTTCAAACATTGCCCCACCAAGACTCGCATTGGCTGCCCACGTTTAAGTATTTCTTTGAGCATATATTTCCAAACTTAGATGATTATAAGTTAAACAAAACTGAGAAAAGATGGAACCCTGTAGACATCAAAAAAGATGACTTTGCTCATTTTGAGAACACATATTTTAGTGTGATCAATGAAACACTGTTTTACAAAGTTGATTACAAGTACAAAGACCTACTTGATATCTCACCCACAGACAGTGTATTCCTTAGTGAAAAAATATTCAAACCGTTAGCATGCAAACATCCTTTTGTGGTGCTAGGCGTGGATAAAACACTAAGTTATCTCAAACAGTACGGATATAAAACATTTGACAAATGGATAAACGAAAGTTATGACAACGAACCCGATGATGACAAGCGAATGGAAATGTGTGTAGCAGAAATAGAAAGGCTAACAAACTTGTCTGACGATGAGTGGTGTCGTATGATTGAAGAAATGATTCCAACACTTCAGCATAATTTTGACACACTCTGCAGGAATAAAAACCTTATTGTTAAAAACTTAAACATGTTAGAGATACTCAGGAACGATAGACCTTACTAAAAGTACTCGATAAATAGTACACTAATAGGATATTAATAATGGCAGACAAGCAGCCCATAGATTTTAATTTAAATAACTTAGCAAAAGAAAAAACAGAACTACCTGAAAAACCTGAACTAAGTGTCGAAGATGCAAGACATCAGTCTATGCACGAAGTTATTAAGCAGTACGCAAAACCTGTACAGCAAAAAAACATGACCAGTATATATGTTGACTACAAAACAAGAGAGTCAAGTATTGTACTAGTTATGTGCCCAGAATGGGCTCCAGAGTTCCCTCCGTTCAACTTAGCAAGACTTGCTGGTATATGTAAGAGTGCAGGATACGAAACTGAGATCATGGACTTGAATGTAAAAGCATACAACTTACATCAAACAGAATGGCAACCAGAAGGTAAACTTCCTTTCCGTTTGTGGGATCCTAGTGCAAGTTGGCACTGGCTTGGTGAAACATACATGAACGATGTGCACCCGTTGCTTGAACCTTTACTAGAAGAAGCCATAGAACAGATTATCGAAAAGAATCCTACAGTGGTTGGTTTCAGTCAATATTACATTTCAGAAGAACCTACTAACTGGATGGCAAAGCAGATCAAAGAACGTGCGCCGCATATTAAGTTAGCAGTAGGTGGAAGTAATGTACATAAGGATTGGTTTGACCACAGAGGCATATATGATTATGTTGTAGCAGGCGAAGGCGAAGCAGCTATTTTAGCAATATTAGATGATGTTGAAAACGGCATTGAGCACGAAGAAAAACCTTACATCATGAAACAGTCTAACACTGAGCGTATTAACATCAATGGTATGCCTATGCCAGACTACACAGGTTTAGACTTTAATGATTACAAAGTGCCTAATGGAGTAACTTCAGAATTCTCACGTGGTTGTACTGCTAAGTGTACGTTCTGCGAAGAAACACACTTTTGGAAATACAGACAACGACAAGCAGTTGATGTTATCACAGAAGCAGAATGGTTGTACTACAACAAAGGTGCAGACATTATGTGGTTTATTGATTCGCTTGTAAATGGTAACCCTAATGAGTTACGAGCATTTGCACTTGCACTAAGAGCTAAAAAGATTCCTATGCGTTGGACGGGATATGCACGTTGTGATGGACGCATGGACGAAGAATACTTCAGAGATATATCCGGCGAAGGCGGCTGTATCATGTTTAACTACGGTATCGAAAGTGGTTCGCAAAGAGTGTTAGATGACATGGCCAAAGGTGTTACTATCAAAGAGATGGAAGACAACTTTAAGTGGGGTAAGAAATACGGCGTAATGGCTGCAACTAACTGGATTGTTGGTTTTCCTACAGAGAAGCATCTTGACTTTGCACAAAGTATGACATTCTTATGGCGTAATCGAAACATGAATATCAACAATGTTGGTGCTGGCGTAGGAATGGCAGTAGGCCCAGAAACTATTGTAGGACAGAACCCACACAAATATAATGTGAGTTGGCACAAATATCAAAATCATTGGATAGCAAATGACTTCTCTATTGGTGGGACACACGTTATGCATCGTGTTAAGTTCTTTCACATGTTCTTAGATTTAATATCAGACTCAACAGAAGTACCTTTTGGTTATCCTGTTCGTAGAAACTTAGCAATAGAGCATTACGATATCAAACTAGATGATCCAGGCGCTCAATACGAAATCGAGTATGACGATTTTGATTACATGATTATTAAGCCTAACATATCACCATTTGCCGATCACTTGGTAAATGAGATTTGGCCTTTCTTAAGACTGTTATGGTTAACTAAGGGAGGTTACACAGCAGAGATCAAATTTAACCCTGAGATTGATTTAAAAGAGTTTGGCTCGCAGTTTGGTCCAGGTATGTTTACAGGTGTGTACAAGTTTAGAATTAATGCGAACGGTGCATGGACAGCAAACTTTGAATACAAGTTTGATCAAGTGGATAATCCATACGACAATAGAGCACCAGAACGCAAAGGACCATTTTTCGCACAAGATTATTCACGTATGCAATCAAACGCAGCACAAAGAGCAAGAGCATTAGCAAAGCCAACATGGGATAAAAAGAAAGGGCGTGATGATATTGACTTTAATGATCTGCTCGAAGAAGAAAAGTTTTTAAATGAAAACATTGATTTCTCATTTGAACATAAATTCGTAGGCACCGGCAAATGGGAAAGAAATGAAGCACAAATAGAAGTACCAGATGAGATTTCAACAGGTGTAAACAAAGACAACGTACACTTAAACAGTAAGGAAGCATTTAACGCAGCCACAGACAAAGTCTCTGACGTATCAAGAATAAACGTAAAAGAGATTGACTAATGTATGCAACAAATGAATGGGAACCTTTAAAAAGAGTTATTGTAGGTTCAGCAACAGGAGCAAGAGTACCAACACTTGATGACAGTGTACGTTATGTAAACTACGCAGACGTGCAAGACATGAGTACTATTGAACACGGACCTTATCCTCAAATAGTCGTAGACGAAGCAAATGAAGATTTAGAAACATTTGCAAATTTCCTCAAAGGCGAAGGCATAGAAGTAGTACGTCCTCAGCCAGTTTCTCCAGTACACTATTATGATTACTGTCCTAGAGACATTGTGTTTGTACATGGTGAGAATGCTATTGCAACACCTATGCCTATCAAAGCAAGAGAGTTTAACTTCAGTAATATAAGACATGCATTTGGTGATGAATTTTTAGTTGCTCCAAGACACAATGGCGTAGACAAGTTTGATCATCGTTGCGTAGGCGACCCAGACATACTTGCACTCAATGAAAAATATCCTGCATTTGATGCCGCTAATGCTATTAGAGCAAACGATGAAATACTGTATCTTGTCAGTAACTCAGGTAACAAAAAAGGTGCTGAATACCTACAACAACAATTAGGTAACACTGCGACTGTGAGACTACTAGAAGGAGTGTACTCTTACATGCACATAGACAGCACTGTAGCGTTTTTAAGAGAAGGGTTAATGTTGTTGAACCCTACTAGAATAAAAGACGTTAACGTGCTTCCTGCACCGTTTAACAAGTGGGATTATATCATGTGTCCAGAACCTACAGACATTGGTTACTATGGTAACTATAATAATGCTAGTGTATGGATTAACATGAACATGATGAGCATCAATGAAAACTTAATAGTGTTAGAAGAAAATCAACACAGTTTAAGAAAAGAATTAGAAAAGTACAACATAGATTGTGCAATGTTGCCTACTAGACATCAAAGAACACTAGGCGGTGGATTCCATTGTGTTACACTAGATTTGGAGAGAGGCAATGCGTAAAGCATTATTAGTGTCTGATGCATGGCGTCATCTAATGCCGCATGATCTCGAATACTATCCATTTATGAAAGATGACAGTTATGCGTTTGGTGTTTACTTAAACAGAATTATTACTGCAGAAAGATTTGCAGGCACAGACATATGGTATATATGTCCTAGCAGAGATAATGTGATGCCAACTATTGATCACAGACAAAAGGATCGTGTAATAAAAAAAATATCTGAATTTGACATAGATACATATGAATGCATAAGATTTTGTGGTTTTCATATGGGTAGATGCATACAAAGGTATGTCAGAGAATTACGTGAATTGAATAACACAATTGATGTGGGTATACTGGTTAATGCTTGTATGGCTTACCCTTATGAAGATTTTAAGGACAACAATAATGATGTTTCTTGGTACATGTGGAATCATGGAACAGAAACTGAGGTTGAAAAATGCACAAACTAGGTAACATAGATATTTGCTGGAACGACGATTACAAAGACTTTGAATACACAAAGCAGCCATTAATGGATGAAGAAATCACTAAGTGGCGTTCGTTGGGATACTATCATGAAAGTTTTTCTGGTGACATGTATGACAGCAGAAATCCAATGCCCGATTGGGTAAACACAGTTGCAGAACAAATTGGATTAGAAAACTGTGGCTATGTTTTTTACAGAATGAGCACACTTGATATCATGCCCGAGCATGTAGATCATTTTAACACATACACAAAAGTATTTGAAGTAAACAGAGAAGATGTATATAGAGCTCTGTTGTTTTTGGAAGACTGGAAACCAGGACAATATTTAGATGTTGAAGGCGATCCTATTGTTAATTGGAAAGCAGGAGACTATTTACTGTGGAGTGCAGACGCTCCACATTCAAGTTCCAACATTGGTGTTGACTTGAGATACGCACTACAGATAACAGGTACACTTATAAATGGTAGACACAAATGATAACAATGTAGATTACTTTCAACCATCTACAAGTTTATTTGCACACAATGCACCTTGGGTACTCAAGGAAATACCCAATGTAATGACACAAGAGTTTCTTACTCTCACATACAAAAGTTACGATAGATTGGGTACTTTACGGTTGTCTGATCCTAAGCAGATTGTGTATGCATATTATTCTAACGGTCCAATACGTCCACTGGAAAGACAAACGCACACAGTCGCAGAACGTAAATATTTAAACAAGCACGGTCTAAAAATATTTCTCACAGAGCCATTGTGTTCTCACATAGTAGATGACCCAAAAGGAAGTCAGTTTTATCACAATTTTAACTTTGGATTCTACAGTGAATTTTACAACGAGCCTTTAGAAACAAAACGCATTCGCAGCAAAGAGTTGGACAGCATATTCAAATATGTTAGGGAAAATGCTCTTACTAATGTAACTGTGGCTACATGTGATTACAACGTCAATGAGTATTACACTTTGTATGACGATTATATGAATGTGATATATGATGATTTGTTTTTACGAGACATGCGTATATATGACAATGTGGGCACTGGTTATAAAAAAGAAATCACTAAAAAAACAATTTGTCCTACATGGCGTTATTCAACAGCAAGATGGTTACTGAGCACAATCTTAAACAAAACTGATTGTTACCTATCGTGGTATTTTGCCGCAGGAGAAAACTTTGGCGAAGGCAGTACATGGGCAACCAAAAAAGATTTTGACAAATATGCACCAGACTTATACGAAAGGGTAATCACTGGTGCAAGATCTTTAAACAAATTATCTCCGTTGTGTCTTGATATACAAGCAACACAAGCAACGCATATACCGGATGGTGCGGCACATCATTATCCACAACATTTAGTGAATAATAAATTAGAAGAAGGCATGAACCCAATTGCCATCAATGAAGTACATCAGCCATTGAAGGAAATGTACAGCCATACATTTTTAAGCATACAAGCAGAAAGTAGATTTGCACAGCCTACTGGAAACTGGAGCGAAAAAGTAATACAAGCAGTACAGTACAAAACACCATTTGTGATTGTTGCTCCTCCAGAAACACTCAAATGCATGAAGGAAGCAGGATATAAGACATTTGATCGATGGTGGGACGAAAGTTACGATTTAGAACACAATCACATGATTAGATTTAAAAAGATTGTGGAAATCATAGATTACATTGAGTCATTGTCGTACGATCAGTTGTTTGATATGCATCAAGAAATGATTCCTATACTAGAGCATAACTTTTGGAATGCAGTAGACAACACACAAACAGGCACTCTCAGTGAAGCAGTAGATCCAGACAATGCTGTTTCTATCAGTTGGGACAGCGAGTGGAGCAAAGAGGAATTTAACAAATGAGAGTTTTTGCATTTGGTTGTAGTCTCACAGACTATTTGTGGCCTACATGGGCAGATTTGATTGGCAAAACAGCTCACAACAACGGTGGCAAATATTATAACTTTGCCAGCAGTGGCGGAGGTAACCAATACATCGTTGCATCTCTGTTTATGGCAGATCAAAAATATAAATTCCAATCAGATGATATAATCTTGGTGATGTGGAGTAGTTGGACTCGAGAAGATAGATACATAGTAAACTATCACTGGACCGGTGCTCAAAGACGAGGAAGATGGACCAAGGAAGGAAACATTCTCACAACTATGGCAGACCCAAAAGGTAATCAAATCTTTGATAACAACTTTTTAAAATATTGGAGTCTAGAAAACGATATTGTCAAGAACATTGTTGCAATCAACAGTGCACGAAAATGCTTTAACATAACACACGAAGACAGTATTCCTGTACACGAACCAGGTCCCAATGAGGATAAAGATCGGCAAGATATAGGTGAAGAGATATACGACAAGTATATTCATGCTACCTGGAACATGGGCCAAGATTGGGAAAAAATAATTGTAAATTCAGAAGGACAAACCGACCCATTAAAACGCTTAATGGACATAGACGGTCACCCATTGCCTAGCGATCATTTGAGATATGTTCAAGAGTGCACCTCTTTTGAATTAGACGAAGACACAGTTGCTTATGCACTGCGATGGCAAGGAAAACTTTTCAGGTGGTGTGTGAATCAAGATGCTACTAAACCAATAAACAAAGATGTACAGTTTGAAAAGTTAATAGATCTTCATTATCGAGAGCGAAAATCATATACGCATAAAATCTACACTGACTTGTGGACTGATGATTGTTTTATTGATTTACTCAACGGCTTTAAAATTGTATAACTTCTCAGCATACAGCCTATGTGGCTCTTCATTGTGATGCCAATACTGTGCTTTAGGATTTTCATAACCTGCATTTCTGTAATACCAAAAGAAACTAGCATCGTTGTCTAGCATATCCATATATTTTTTTTGATCTACTAGCCCTATGTAGAAACTCAAATGTTTGTTTTCGGGCGAGAACATTTTCATTGTGTTGCACATCAGGTAATCAATGTTTTTGCTGTTAAAGAAGTATTGCATTTGTAACACTGTGTTAATACATTCTAGTTCGCACATGTATTCATGTCTTGCTTGATACTCGTGCCAATAAGGTATCACACTTCTTTCATAATCTGTTCCGCCTGCCCATCCAGCATTGATTTGCATAAAATGTTCATTGATTTCTGTATAATAATGTGCGGCAGGATTTGCTTGTTTGTAGTCAATGGTGCCTGGCTCATTGGGATAGTCCAAACGTATGTTTTCACTCCAGCCTATTAGTACCATAACATCCATTGTGTCTGCATTGTACTCTGTGTCAAACCAATTTAACACACTGCGAGCAATAGCACGATTACTCATAGCAACCATTGCAATGTTAATTTGACGTCTGCCTAGTTTATCTGCTAGTACAGCACCATAACAATTTGCTCTGTTGTATTCGCTGTCTTGTGACCCGTCAATCTCTGAACCACTTGTATGACTACAACCAGCAACTAATAATATTTTATCCATGTGTTTTTCCTTTGAATACAGGCATATCAGGCAAATAAGGATAATCCTTATAGGACCATTCTGGCCATTGTTGACGTGCTACGTCGGGCAATTTGTCTATGCCCATCTGTGCAGTTTCTGGTGTCATGTAGTAGTGATACCCTACTCTGGTTATTGCTTGCTTTGCCCACGGCTCGTCATCTACTCTGCCATCATAGCTCATTTGTTTTAAAGCATCATAGTCTTCTTTGTGATGACACAGTATAGCACCTCCTCTGCCCAAATTCAGGGGTTTTTTAAATTGAAAACTTAAACACATAAAACTTAGAGGTATATATCCTCCATGTTTAAAATGCACAGCGGCATCAATAATATCAGTGTTCTCTAGAGTGTAATAGTTTTCCCACTCTAAATCATTCCAGTGCCATTCAATTCCTAGTTTTTCGCAAACAAAAGGAATGCTGATATATGTGTGCGTAGGAACTCCTACACTTTCAGTAGGAGTGTTATACCTCAAACATAGTTCTATTGCATGTGTACAGCAATCTACTGCCACAGCATAAGGTGCGTCATAAAAATCTGCTATAGACTTTTCAAATTCTCTAACAGTTTTAAAGCTCATGTGTGTGTTCCTGTGATAAATATTAAAACAGTATTTATCGACAAAGGTTTTCACACTCTATGATTTCAGAAAGACAAACAGCACACTACGAAGTTTGGCGAGACTCACTTAACATACCAAAAGTACTTAACTTTTGTTTACAATATCAAAACACAGACATTGTGTTTGATGTGGCCAGAGAAAGCAGTATATTCAATGGCGGAGAAGATGCTTTAGATCCAGATGAACAAAGTAATAAATTCCAAGAAGTAGCACAACACAATGCCAAATACGGCAACAGAGTGTATTTAATAATAGGCAACTATAAACAAGCATCAACGCAGTTTGTGGTAGATGATACTGTTAAAGTTAGACATGATAATTTAGAACGATATAATCCAAACAAACCTTTATTTGAAACATTAGTTGACAGAGGAATTATAGACGAAGTGTTTCTCTGGCCTAATTTTTTCTTAACTTGGGATGGTTTTAAAATATTTCGAAATTCTTATAATCGTGTACCTGGTGCAATAAATGTACAGAAAAGCACACTGTTTATATTAAAGGTCAGGCAAGCAAAAGCACACAGGATACTGTTATTAGACGAGTTAGCCAAACGCAATCTACTAGAAAATAATGTTTACACTTGTTTAGATCCAAATAACTGTCTGGAAGAACAGATGGAAGCAGTTGGTGCAGAACACTTTGATGGAGAGCGTAAAAATTTAAATCATCTTAATCCAGAATTTCCTATATACGACACACAGCCACAAGGCTGGGAAAGTACTTTCATGGAAGTTGTATCAGAAACAAATATCACCTCTCATTTTTACACAGAAAAAACAGTGTGGCCTATTGTGTACATGAAACCTTTTCTCATACATGGTGCACAATATCAAAACAGAGACTTGCAAAAGTTTGGGTTTGTGTTATACGACGAAATTTTTGATTATTCATTTGACGATATTGCTTCTCCCAGAGAGCGTACAATAGCATTAGCAGAAGAATTAAAACGTTTACAAAGTTTAAATTTAGATTTGAACAATGTTACACAGCAACTATTGCCTAAATTAGAGCACAACATTTGCAGATACATTGATCTATTACACAATGATGAATACCTTCCAAGTATAATTTCAAAATTAGGGCCGAGAATGTGGAAACAAACATTACCTAATAATGGTGGCAATGAAATAGATCATATCAGCCCAAATAACGGTAGTTGGTTAACATACATTGACTCTAATGGTCGTAATTATAAAGCAGTAGAATGTGTAAGAGACAATCCATACTTAGCAAATTTATACCGAGCATGGAAATAAATAGTTAACTAGAAGGAGTTGTTATGACTGAAAAAAATTACAAAGATAAGCAACAGGATCTTACTGAGCTTAACAGCGACGGCAATAGAGACAGAGGCCGATACGGCGAAGATCAATCTGCTGAAGCAACACAACGTGAAAAAGAAGAAGCACTAAAAAAACGTATTGAAGAGTTGCGTAAGAGAGATCCTTTTATTTACAAATGAAATCACCATGTGTGAAGAAATGTAATATCACTCCTGACAGCCAGTATTGTAAAGGATGCAAACGCACAATAACCGAAATTACAAACTGGACAAAATTTAGCGAAGAGCAGAAAAAGAATATTATGCTTATGCTTAGACACAGAAACATATACAGAGATAGATACGAATGATAATTTTAGGAATAAGTTCAGGCTTTCATGACGCTGCGGTAACAGTTGTGAAAAGTGGTAAGATCTTATTTGCAGGACATGCAGAAAGATACAGCAAAAAGAAAAATGATCCATGGTTGAATCAAGAACTAATTAATGCTGCACTCAAGCACGGCAAGCCAGATGTTATTGTGTTACATGAAAACAGCAAAGCAAAGAAATTGCGTAGTTTACGAGCAGGAGACTTTAACGAGTACAAAGAGTTTACGCAGGCACAATGGATCAAAGAGTTTTATCCACAGTTAGCAGGTATTCCTATCAAAGAGTATTGGCATCATGAAACACATGCTGCTGCAGGCATACTCACAAGTGACTTTAATGAATCAGCGATTATGGTAATCGATGCCATTGGTGAATGGGATACTGCAACTATATGGCATTGGAAGGACAAACAACTTAAAAAGTTGCACAGCACAACATATCCTAGCAGTTTAGGACTTTTTTATACCGCATGCACACACAGAGTTGGATTAAAACCTAACGAAGATGAGTACATATTAATGGGTATGGCTGCTTATGGTGACCCAGTGAAGGCTAGACGACTCAGTAGACAGATGGGCAAAGACTTCTTCAAGCATGAGTGGGCATGGAGCAAACCTGCAGAAGCAGTTAAAATGAAAAAGAACTTACACAAAGGCATGAGGCCTTCGATGTATGCAAACTATGGCGATTTTGATATTGCAATGGCAGCACAGATGCAAGTTGAGGAAAGAATACTTGCATACGCAGAACATGCAAAACAACTAACAGGCTCTGATAATTTAGTGTTCATGGGAGGCGTTGCATTGAACTGTGTTGCTAACAGTAGACTCAAAGAAGTAGGTTTTGAAAATTTACATATCATGCCTAATCCAGGTGATGCAGGCAGTAGTTTAGGTGCCGCGGCATTAGAGTACTTTCATCAAACAGGACGTAAAATTAAACAGTTTACACCTTACTTGGGTAAAAATATTCCTGGTTCGTATCCTGTGCAAGCAGCATTAAACAGTTTAGAAAAAGGTGAAATATTTGGAATTGCAAATGGCAAAGCAGAGTTTGGACCACGTGCATTAGGTAACAGAAGTTTATGTGCAGATCCACGTGGGGACGAAATACAAGATCGTGTTAACGAAATTAAAAAGAGACAAGAGTTTAGACCTTTTGCTCCAGTTATACTAGAAGAATTTGCACATGACTATTTTGATATGCCAGTAGATGCAAGTCCATACATGCAATATGTGGCACGTTGTAAATTCCCTGAAGACTTTCCTGCTATTGTACACAAAGACGGTACAAGCAGAGTACAAACAGTAACACAAAAGCAACACCCAGGTCTATACATGTTGTTAAGAGAGTTTTATAAAAGAACAGGTTGTCCAATGATACTGAATACCAGTTTAAATATTAAAGGTCAGCCTATTGTTAATGACGTAGAGGACGCTGCACTGTTTGCAAAACAATACGGTGTTCCTGTACATATAAGTGATTAACATGTTTGATATATTTTATATTGGCGAAAATAAACAACTAGAAACTCAACTACCATTTGCAAAGCAGGTAGATTCTGTATCTTCGGCTAAACCAAACACAAAGATGTTTTGGGTCATAGAACCAAACATTGAGCTCAACAACTTTGATGTACTAGAATACAGGCCTCCTTCACACGATCAGCAATACGAACATGTATGGAAATGGGACAATGTAAACTATGGTGGATTACGTTTACTGCCAAGTGCATCTTCTTTGGGAATCAAAGAAGTAAACAAAGTTGTGTGCAGAAAAAAGTTTGACATACTTAACACAAAGACCCCCGGCAAATATTTTGAAAAAAATCCTTATGCAACTCACGTATGGTGTGTGGATAAGGAATACAAATTAAACGATGATATTGACTGGGCTCCTAGTAATTTTGAACCTAATTTTATACACACATTTCATCTACGTGGGCAACTAGAACACAAGTATCCTGCTGAAGAAGGAGGCATCAAACTATACCCTAGAGACTGGAAAAACGCAACAGTTAAATACCATACATTCTTAGATGCTAGTGCAAAGTATCCTGTAATGTTAGTAGATGATCCTGAAGACTACACACAACGTGATGTGTATAGTGAGGATTATGTGTGGCTAATAGACAAAGAATATCAAATAGATGAAAGCACAATTGACTGGGTTCCTAACCCATTTGAGCAAGAATACATTCACAGTTTCAGAATGCCAAATCAGTTGCAAGAAAAGAGTTGGAGTTACAAGCACGAAACAGATAATCGACAACTAGGCGGTATTAGATTAGTACCCAAAGACTGGCGTAAGGCAACAGGCGGCCATGAAGGTGGCGGAGTTATCATACACAAAGATTGTCCAATTGATGATATCTCTTATGATGTTTATTATGTAGACGAGGATGACTTTACTGCTGACACTTACACAGAACTTGCAGAGCGTAGTAAAACAGAATGGTTTTGGGTAGTAGACAGAGAGTATGACTTCAATGGTAAGTTGCTGTTTACTCCACAAGAACATGAATTAGAATACATACATGTTTTCAAAGTACCTGGCATGCTGGAAGAACGTTATCCCACAGACATCACTGAGCCATGGGACAATCGCTGTGGTGGTGTTAGACTTGTTAGTAAAACATTTGACATGACCAAGCACAAATATCAAGAAGACATAGTGCCTGTTAAGTATGATATATTTTACACAGACGATCCAAAGCAGTACAGTACATTTGCTCGTAAAAGCAAAACAAAAATGTTTTGGCTAATTGACAGTGAATATCAATTAGACAATGATTTTAAAATTGTAGTACCTAAACACGAACAAAAATTTATTCTAAATTATCAAGTTGATCAGTTAAAGCACAAATATCCAGAAAAAGAAGGGGGCATATATCTTATTCCTAAAAGTGCTAGTGAAGAAACGCAGATCAAGTATAAAGGTACTTTAGGACAAGTTTACAAACGTTACCCTGTTCTACGTGTCGAAGATGTAGATGACTTGAAATCTATCACAGAGGATTGCTGGGTTGTAGACCAAGAGTATCAAATTGAAGACAGTAAACTTACTTGGATGCCCAGTGTATTTGAAAAAACAAGTATGCACACATTCCACGTTGGAGATCAGCTCAGAGACAAATATCCAGAAAGCATGGGAGGTGTACGTTGGGTACCGCTTGAATGGGATGGTAATTATGTTGTGCATGAAACATTAGACAACGTAGAAAAAACATATCCGGTTAAGTTTGTGGAAGATCCATCACACCCACCAAGCACAAACGAACCACAGTGGTTAGTTGATCAGTCTTATAGAATACATGATAGCATTAATTGGATACCAGGGGATTACGACAAAGATAAAGTACATGTATTTCATGTGCATAATCAGTTAACCAACAAGTACACAGAAAACATGGGTGGTGTATATTGGTGGCCTGGTAACGAAGAAGGTTACGAAATAAAAGTACATGATGATCCTTTACGACTGCCAGTTAATCAATATCCTGTTTACTTTGTTGACAATGTAAATGATCTTAGCAGTGTAACAGAAGCATGCTGGTTAGTGGATAATGAATATGAGATCGAAGAAAACATAAATGTCATTCCGTATCAAAACGAGCAAGAACGTGAAATGATACACACGTTTCATGTCAGAGGTCAATTGGATCACAAGTTTCCAGAAGCAATGGGAGGTGTACGTTGGGTTCCGGGGAATAACAATGATGTAGAAATCAAAATACATGATGTTACACCATTTGGCGATGCATTAAAGTTTGAAGTATTTACTACCGAAGAAGAAGGACGTAAGAAGTCTACAACTGGTTGGTTCTGGGTAATTGATGAGGACGTTGATCTATTACCAGACTTTGAACTTAATTTTGTGCCTAAGGTTTGGGATAAAGGCAAAACACATGTATGGCAGAAACTTAATCCTATTACTGGTAGACAATATGATTACAGCGGTGTAAAACTGTGTCACAAACAACCTGCTGAAAAAGGTAGGCCCAAATTCATACGCGAGCCAGCGTGTACGCAACGCAAATACCCTGTTTATCATTTAGAAGCATCAGATTATACTGGATCACTAGACGCCGCTTACAGACGCTTGTGTGCGGTCACAGACGCCAAAATGTTCTGGGTAGTAGACTTACATACCCAATTATCACCAGACTTTGACTTTGGTTACTACCCTACGCAGTACGATATAGGTTATATGCATGTGTTTTTAAACGAGGATGGCGAGCATAAGAATGTTAGATTGGTGCCCAAAGAACTGTTTGAGGAATGGGAATACACCGACGAACAGATACTAAACAACAGTTTAGGCAACCTAAAACTAATGACAGTAGAGGCTAGTTTACGTCCTAAATGGCCAATTATTAGACTAGATTCGTATAACAAAAATGAATTTTTACAGGATCTAGAAAGTTATAGAGACGGATATGAAACAGGAGAACCAGTGCCTTTTGTGTGGTCAGTGGACCCAGATGCAGACATAGACATACAAGGTTCGCCTGTAAAACTTGGATTCTCACCTAAAGTATCTGATATACACAAAGTACACAGTTGGCAGAAAGTTAATGATCAAACTAATCAAACACACGGATATGGTGGCTTAAGACTGTGGCCAACAAATGGAGATTACTCTAAACTGACTTCAGAAGCGTTGCGATTAAATAAGATTAAGAATGTCCAGTATGTTAGAGAACAAGGAAGTATTACAAAGATGTTTGATATAGTATTTTTAAGTTATAATGAACCAAATGCACCAGAGAGATTTGAAGCACTACAGAAAAAAGTTAGCGAAATAGCAACAGTATCAAAAAGAGTGCCAAACCTAATATGGGTAAAAGACATCGAAGGCATCTTCAACGCTCACCAGCATGCCGCTAATCGTGTAGAAAGCAAAATGTTTTGGGTAATAGATGGTGACGCTGAACTAGTTAAAAACTTTGACTTCACATATTTGCCTGACGTTTATGATGAGGACGTGGTTCATGTGTGGAACAGCATTAACTTGGTTAATGGATTAGAGTATGGTTACGGTGGTGTTAAACTGTTTCCTACACAAATGGTCAGAGATGCTACCAGTTGGGGACTAGACTTTACAACAGGACTTAGCAGTAGATTTAAGGCTATTCCTGATATTAGTTGTTACACAAAGTTCAACACAGACGCTTACAGCACGTGGAGAAGCGCCTTTAGAGAGTGTGTTAAACTATCACTCAAGGATGATACTGAGAGTGCAGAGCGTTTAGATGCATGGCTTAATCCTAACCAAGATGCAGACTTTAATGCTGATGCTAAACGTGGCGCTGAACAGGCAGTCGCATTTGCAAAAGAGCACAAAGACAATGCTGAAATGCTGTTGAACATCAACAACTTTAGTTGGCTAAAAGAATACTATGAGCAAAATTAATTTAGAGACTTGGGAAGATGTTAGGCTGTGGTGTGATGAATATGGCACACTGCCTCCCACGTTTGTTGAGCAAGTCAATAGTGGATTATTTCCTAAAGATGCATTTAGTTTAGGACAGTTAGCAAGCAAGTTTTGGTTACTTAATTGCTTACAAGTACAGACTGTGCCAAGAAATGAAACATGGGCATTATTAGGTTGCTGGATAGGCAGTCTTGTTCCTTTGCTACACAAAAAATTTAGTATAGAACGCATATATGGGTTCGACATGGATCCTGTTGCTATTAGCAAGGCAGAAGTATTCAATCAAAGATTCTTACCCGACTGGCGATTCAAGGGAGTTGTACAAGATTTATCGTATTTAGAAACAGGCAATATGGAATTTCAAACTGCAGGTCAACTAATTGAAACACAACCTGCTGTGGTTATTAACACCAGTTGCGAACACATGGATACACAATGGTTTGAAACTGCAAGTAGCGGTCAACTTATTGTGATGCAAACAAATAACAGCACAGAGTTTGACGGGCATATAAATGTGTGCTATACTGTGGAAGAAATGAAAGAGCGTTACCCAATGAGTAAATGCTTGTATGCGGGAGAAATGGTTACTCCTGTATATTCACGGTTCATGCAAATAGGATACAAATAATGACCAGGCAATGTCAGTATTGCGGCAAAACATTTAAAGTTATCATCAAGAGCCCCAACGTTCTTTGGTGTAGTAGTGAGTGTGCAGAAAAGGAATTACAAGATGTCAAAAACAAAAGTAATTAACTTATACGGCGGACCTTCAAGCGGTAAAAGTACTCAGGCCAGCGGCTTGTTTTACAGAATGAAACAACATGGTTACAGTGTAGAGTTAGTTAATGAGTTTGCTAAAGAGTGCGTGTGGGAAGGAAATGTACCAATGCTCAAAGATCAGTTATGGGTATTAGCACACCAGCATCGAAAGTTAGTAAGACTAAAGGATAAAGTAGACTACATTATCACAGACAGCCCTGTGTTGCTCAGTATTGCATACAGAACAGTGTATGACGGTCCTATGTATACAGAAGCAATTGATACATTAGCACTTGAATGCTACAACATGTACGACAACATTGATGTGTTTCTCAATCGCACAACAGAGTTCACTGATGTAGGTAGAGCACAAGATCTAGAAGTAAGCAAGCACATTGATGCTCACATACTAAAAATACTTATTGACTTAAACGTACCGTATCTATCACTCGATGTAAACGATAAAACTGTAGGAAGGATATTAGAACTGTTATGATCGTTTGTATTTGTGCTAATCAAAACGAACAAAAAGTTAGAGAAGGTTTAATTAAAACACAATGTGTTAAGACCTATAAACAGCAATCAGGTGCTTGCAAACAATGTTGTAAATGCAAAGACATGATTGCTGCTATAGCATTAGAAGTATTTGGCAAAAATACTGTCTGAACCTTTTTGTAAGGATTGCATAATTAAATCAAGATCTAGTGTTATTTCAACCAGTTTAACATGGCCCTTTTTATCTACCTTAGACAGCCAATCAGACATACCGTCGACAGTAAAGTTTTCTTTCAAACCAGCCGGATCAAACTCAATTTCTTGATCACCTTCAAATGTTAGAGTTATTTTATCAATAAACTCTTTGGGTATTTCTGTTGGATTGATGTCCTGCAGAATGTTTGATTGGGTTTTGTTTTTGTTCTTTGACTTGCCAATCAGAACTACACGAGCTGAGCCGCTAGTTACCATAAAAGATCCCTATATTATATCTGTTTTATTATGCTGACTTTTTAGGTCTGCCAGGACCTTTTCTTGGTTTTAAATCTGGATTCAAACGATATGCTTCTTGCTTTTTAGCATCAGCATCACGCATCAATGCCGCAGCATCGTCTTCCAGAATACTTGCCTGTGCAAGTAAGTTTTGAGCAATCTGTGCTTCATCATCTGCTGAAGCAACTTCAGGCACAACAATAGATTCCTGTGCTAGAGTTGGATCAGTTTCGATTGCAGGCTCAACTACAGGCTGTTCCACTGACTCACGTAAAGTTGAAGGATCAACTTCTGTGTTCAGAGGAGGATTAGAATTATTCTTGATCTTTCTAATCTCAGCATTAACTTCCGCAAGCGATACACTTGCTGATGGTGTAGGGGTAAGTGTTACTAAACTAACAGACACTTTTTCAATTCTGCGATCAAAGTGTAATGCTTGTAACATATTTTGCCCGTCTGCAAATTGTCTACGGTCTAGAACATCAGCGATATCATTTGATTCTTGTGCTTCTGTACTTTGTACTACATTCATTAAGGCATCGTGTTGTACGTCAGGTAAAACATCTGTTTTTACAACAAGTGCATTTTCAGGTTCGCCTGGTACTTCTCTGTAAAGTACTACAACTGGTTTCTCACCAACTTTGCCTACGTGTTTCATTGCAACTGCCATTCTATTACTCCTCTGAAGCGTCGGATTCTTCACCTTCTGCTTCTGCTTGTGCTGCCTGCTGTTCTTGTACATAACTTAAGAACGCATTCAACTTATCAAATACTGCGCCTACTTGGCTGAGTTCAGCACCTCTGAATGCACCACGTTGTGTTGCTAAATCAACAATCTGTAATAGTGTACCTAAATCAGTTAGATTAACACTCTCAGGTTGTGCATTTGCAGCAGTTTCTTCTGCTGGTGCTTCTTGGGTTACTTGGTCTTCTGCCATTGTATCTTGCTCCTTTTTCTTAGCATTATTTTTTGCCATTTGTAAACTCCTAAAATAGTTTATACAAGTATTTAACAGATGTTTTAATTACTAATTAGGATTTTTGGCTGTTTTGAGTGTGTGCAATAGACGCTGCACGTTTTCCATTTCAATTGGATCTGCAAAGTAAATGGTTGCCGCACGATACAATTTACGCACATAAAAAGTGCTACGAAGATTAATATCGAGGTAATCGTAAACATCTTCGATGAGATCATCGTTGTCAACAATTCGAACACGTTGCATAATCATTGGTTCGACTATCTCAGCACCAGATTTAACCAGTGCTTCGAATTCAAAATCTGTTAGTTGTACAGGATTGCTGGGTGTGATTTCTGACATTATTCTGACTCCCTAGAATATGGAACTGTGATACCAAACGGTGCAGTTGGTGTAGATAATCCTCTTGTGCCGTGTACAATAAACAGTGTGTCACAATAGTTTTCGTCTCCCCAACTACCCCAGGGGTAACCATCTGTAAACATAATAAACTTCTTAGGCTGAATACCGTTGTCTTTCATGTATTCAAAACAGCAATCAAACTCAGTGCCGCCACCGCCTACAATTTCATAATCCATGAACTCGTCCATGTTGCTGTCGGTGAACTCTTGTGGATTATGCACTTCAGTGTCAAAGCAGAACAAATGAATCTTGTAGTTAGTGTACTGATCCATAATACCTTTAACTTCGCTTAAAAAGTCTCTTAGCATTTCATCAAAGATACTACCACTTACATCAAGGCCAACAGCAACATCAATGGTTGTGTCATAGTCCATGCCAGGTAACCAGTAACCGCTGTCTGCACCTTTACGGCTTTGTGTTCTAAAAGTGTAGTCGTTCTTGATAACACTTTGGATTTGCATAGCAAGTAGTGTTCTCCAATCTAATTGAGGATTGAGAATCTTGTCCAGCATACGTTTAACGCCACCTGGTAAGTTACCTGCACCTGCTGCTTTAGCAGCCTGCACTGTAGCACTTTTAAATTCTTGCTTAGCCTTTTCCTTCTCATCAGCAGTCATTGGCACAGGACCTGCTTTACCATCTTTGCTGTCTTGGCCTTCGCCTGCAGGACCACTGCCAGCATCATCACCTTCATCACGATCCAAGTGCATATCAAAACTCACCTGTTTGATACGACCTTGTTCATCCATTTCTTTGTAAATGTCATCGTATACTTCTTCTGATGTCATGTCTTGATATTTGTATTCGAAGCATACCTCAATGATTTCTTTTCGGATTCGCTTGCCTATCCTAGCAAGTTCAAGTTCAAGATTGATAACATAGTCATTCGCCACGTTCCAAAGTTGAGGGATTCTGTCACCACGTCTGTCAACATCCATGTGGTCATAAACACAGTGTAAAATTTCATGGCCCATAAGCCAAATGCACTCGTCTTCTGTAAGTGCGGCAGTAAAGTTACGATTGTAATAAAAATGCTTACCGTCTGTTGCGGCTGTTGGACACCACTCAGTAGCATCAATCAATTTTAGTCGTGTAGCCAAAGCACCAAAGAAAGGTGCATTCATCAACATGTCAACACGAGCTTTGATTAAGATGTCTTCGATTTCAGCAGATGTTTTGTTTGTTTCAGGTACGTTAACAGCAGGCTTGTCGTTAACTGAAGTGTCGTCTTTTGTAAATAAAATGTTGTTCATATACCTATTTCCCTAACTAATATGTATATTATACGTGGATTTCACACATAAGTCAAGTAAATTAATAGTACAAATATTTATATAATTCAATGACTTACAGTGCCTTATATAAGGTGAACCCCCCTTAAGGGGGGTTCTAATTGCTCTGTGCTAGGTAGGGAGTAACATAGGTAGGTGCACAAGAGCAAAACCGTTTTAGACAATATACTTGAGGTACTTGTCGTTGAAAGTAGTTTGGACATCTTTGTCCAATACCTTACGGAAGTTGAACACAATCTGATAGTCCTTCATCAGCGTCTTCAGTGCAAAGATAACCATTTCAGGTTCAAAGTTGTTGAACGCAAAACGAATCAAGTTGTTCAATTTTTCGCCAACATCTTTGTTGACCTCTTTGACCTCTTGGTATACTTCGTTCATTTCGTATGCACAACTCACTACCAAAGAGTACTTTGCTGAAATTTCGTTAGCAACTTCTGAGTCAAGTTTCTTGACTTTGCCATCTAGTACATCTTCTGGGTTAGGCAAGTGCCCTGCAACCTTACGGTGCTCAGCAAATTTAATAGCCATACCTTCACCTACTGCACCAGCAAGTTCAGCCAACTGCTCTTTTGCAGAAGCCTCATCAAATTCTGGTACATTCAAGATCTCACTGACAAACGTCCAAGAACGTGGTGAAGCAAAAGCCTGTGAATTGGACTTTGGATCAAAGTCAAATAGATCAGCCTTAGCATACGAAAGGTAACCAACTACATCAGGATGAACATTATTGTTCACAGCCCATTGCTGCCAATCTTCAAAGTTCACTTCCATGTTGATATGACGGAACCTGTTAGACAGCGGAGCAGGCATACGATAAGTAACACCACGATCTGTGTCACGGTTACCAGCTGCAACAATTCGCACATTACTAGGCAACACATATTGACCAATCTTACCATTGAGAACCAACTGGTACGCAGCCGCTTGCACACTTGGAGGTGCAGAGTTGAGCTCGTCTAAGAACAACACAATGGTGTCGTACTCAGAAGCAGTTTCCTGTGTAGGAAGATCTGCAGGAGGAGCCCACTCCATTTGATTGTTATCTGGGTTACGGAAAGGATATCCACGCAAGTCAGTTGGCTCCATAAGAGCAAGACGCATGTCAATCATTAAGTTTTTACCAGGAAGAATATTGTATGTAATATTCTCAACGAGTTCGGATTTACCAATTCCTGGTGCACCCCACAAGAAGATGGGACGTTTTGCTTGCATAGCTCGGACTACAATTGGTTGTACCTGAGCTGGACGAGTTTGTAAAGTTTCCATTTAATACCTACCTTGTTTGTTTAACCTACCCTAGTATTATACTAAGATATACCCTACTTGTCAACCTTAACTTTGTAAAGATTTTCAAAGACTTGCTGTGCCTCTTCGCGGCTCATATGATCTTCGTTATACGCAGAACGCTCTTCGCAGTTAAGTGTGTACCATTCTGTAAAGTTTTGACTTACAGATTTTTTGTCTTCCCAGACAAAAGTGAATTGATCTGACTGAAAAATAGACATAATTACTCCTATCGTACAGTAACTCTTACAGGAATGTAAGAATCAACTTGGGGTTCATAATCACGCTTGATCCAATACTGTTCGCCATCAAGCTCTACCAACACATTATATCCAGTGACCACGGTCTCGGTATAACGTTGCTGTACCATTCTGGTAACTTCCCTACAGGATTCACCCCTGTTACGAGCAACATTGTTACCAACTTTGTTACCCAAAACACCGCCAATTACTTTGGCCGCTTCGTTACCACTGCCACCACCAATTTTGTCGCCGATAGCAACACCAACTGCTGCACCTAACAGACCTTCTGTGCTGCCAAAGATGCCATTGACACCTCGTTCAACATATCCAGTACCACGTTGGGCTTCATATCCACATACCAACTGTTGAGTTGGTACACTTTCGTATCTGGCTTGCTCTTGCGTCTGAGGATATACATCCACAACATACGCATCGGCACCCCATGCAGGAGAACTAGCAGCTACCAGTCCAATTGCGATTAAAGATTTTTTCATAAGTTACTCCTAACTTGTTTATGTGTATATTATAGCAAATACACAGGCTATGTCAAGCAAAAAAATAATAAAAAAGTGTAATAAATTCAATAACTTACGTTACCTAGCAGTTAAACCCACAGTTGCTTGGGCAACTTTTTCACCATTACACAGTACTTCACAGTCATAGATCAGGTGATTTTTACGTCTTTTAACTAGACTAGCAGTGTATGTTAGCAAGGAATTTGGAAATACTGGCTTTCTAAACTTTGCTTTATCAACAGATGTAACCATTGCTGTGAAACTGTTATTAGTGGTCAGCCCTGCATGTTCTGCAAGATACATAGCATGTAAACCTGCACATTGATTCATGCCTTCAACTAAGTATACACCGGGCCAAATTTTGATGTGTGGGAAGTGTCCTTCTAGCACTGGGTGGTCTGCAGGCACTGTGTATGTTGCCAGCATGTCTACATTGTTCACAAAGTTGTGGTTGTCGATTAACAGTATTTGTCCTGTGTGTGGTAGTTGCATTATAAGTTACCTGCAAAGTATTTTAAATTATGACCACCTAATTTGAACCAAGCGGCATCGTTGGAATCATAAAATACAACTTGCTTTTTGGTTAGGTAGTAAGGTCTTGACATTGCTTTATCTAAGTTAATTAGCACAATACCAACTAAAGGCTCTTCTAAATTGAATTGATGTCTTTCAAAGAATCTCCCCATATAGGTATTGCCTAATGTTGTGAGTCTTAGTCCGTGTGGCTTGTTATTAGATATACGAAAGTTTTTAAATATTGCGTAGCATATTTCAAGTAGTTCCATGTCATTGAAATTCAACTTGTAGTGTGAAGAATGCTCTTTGATATAGTCTGCTATTTGATATTGTACAGGACTATTCTTTGTGATTTTTAATTTCATCCTCCGTTACCTCTTCACCCTTTAACAATCTAACAACTTTAAACTCATCGGTATCGAACTGCTTATTGAGTCTTTCAGCAAGATTGAATGCATGTCCTGGATTTGAAAATGAAACTTTCTTGTATTTAGGTCCTGGATAGCTCACTAGTGTGTTTAATATTCTTAGGTTAATTGGATTGCCTTGATAGTATACACTAAAGATTGCTCCAGCACTGAGCACTTGTTCGGATTTGTATGTGTGTTTATTGATAGATTCCAATAAAATATTTGGCTTTGGTCTGCTCATTATATGTGTCTCCTGTACACATATATTTATCAAAAAACACCATTAAAACATACGTTAATTTTTCTTGCTTTCTCCTACTAACTTAGCATACTCTTGGAAGCCGCCAATCTTTTCACCATTGACTATAATCTGTGGAAATGTTCTAGCACCTGGAAATGTTTCCATCAGTGTTTCCCTGTTAAAGTCTACATCGAGCATTTTTACACTGAAGTCGTGTTGTTCTGTTTCTGCTAGTCTTTTAGCCATATCGCAATATGGGCATTGTGGTTTACTGTAAATTTCTACTTTCATTGTATATCCTTATGTTATTCTATTTATTAATGTCTATGATTAGTTTGCACATAATTAGGTCCCACTTGTTTTCAAAACTTAGGACTAAATTTTGTTTTTTATACCAGTCATCAGCATAATAGTTGGAGTCCTTGTGTGGTATAAAGTACCATCCCCACTTGCCTGTACACAAATCGTGTATTTTTGGAATCAAATGCATACCCAAGCCCTCTACTGGTGTTTTCCAGTTGTGTGAGTATTGTTTGTTATACCCGCAATCCTCAGGTAGTTCAAGGTTAGTCGTCACCGAACCTGCCACCATCGCCGATGATAGTTTGTTGTGTTTTTATTTTTCTTACTGTAGCAGGTGTAGGCTTATAACGTTCTAAGACTTTTTCTAAGTAGTCTACATCAAACGTTGCTTGCTTTATACCATCTTTTTTTAAGTTTCTAACATGCGAAACAAATTTATCAAACTCATCCATTTTTTAATTTGTTCAAGACACGCATACGTTGTTTGCATTCCAGTTTAGTTTTATACGGACCTTCGTAACCATAATGCAACAATGTGTTTAGTTTAGGGCCATGGCCTTGTTTCCAGCCCTTTTCGAAATTAATACAGTACCAACCTGCCGCATAGTATACTTCACTACCTTCAGTTTTTAGATACAGTGGAATATCATCTCTGTAATTAGGGTCGCTGGTATCTACCGGAATTGGATCAGGGTAATCAATTAAGTGTCCTTTGATGTAAAACTCATCTGGTGTAGACTTGTCTGCTTGAATAGGCTCTTCAAAAAGTGAAATATTACCAAAGTGCTTGCGAACTTCTGTGTCAGTGTTAAACACTTCGATAGTCTTACCACTTATAAAAGTGTATCTGTTTTGTATATTCTTATTTAAAATACCAATACGTTCGTCACCTCGTTGTACAATCCATGCTTCGTCACTTATAGGTTGTAACTTTGCCTTTGATTTAATCATAATTACCTCTTTCTAAAATTTCGATATACTGTTTGTCTAGTGTTGCATCACATGCAACACGTTTGCCTTCGGCCCATATCATCTGCCTTGGCTTCAATGTGCTCAGTCTACGATAGACTGTTTTACCCTTGTCTGGTGATTCATATATCCAAACACCGTTCTTGGGCCAAATGCCTCGAAGTATTTTTTCAGCCTTCTCTAGCGGGTGCATTCAAAAACTCCGAGTAGTCTCCAGGGTGTTCACTCATACGTTGCAAGTTCCATTTAGCACAAAACTTCATAAAGTGTATACCCACTTGACTTACTTGTTCTTTGTTTACTGCTTCAGCCACAATCCTTTTACTTTCTTCTTTAATTTCATCTGGCTGTAGAGTTAGATCAATCAGTATACGATTACGCTCGTAATCGTCTTTGACTCTGTGTTCTTCCTCGTTATGGTCAACCCAGCGTTGCAACATAAAGTTATTAAAGTTAAAACCCCCTGTGTGTCTATCTTCAAATGCTTCTAGAATACCAGTTTTGTTTCTAGTACCTTTAGTTCTAGCACCAGGATACGCACTGAAGATGTTGTCACTGGTGTCTCCTCTAATACACTTTTCAAAAAGGATGTATTCAGGATTGGGTGCTTCCACAGGCTCTTTTGTCTTTTTGTTGATAATAGGCTCACCTGTTTTGCCACTGGTGATACCATTAATAGCAATAACTTTATCTTGTACACCGTCATACTGCTTTACATTTTCTGCAATCAATTGATAAAAGTCACTGTCACTGCTGACAATAATGTGCTGATCGTTAGGGTGCTGTTGTATCCAAGTAGCAATTAGATCGTCTGCTTCTGCATTACCTTGTCTAATAACACTAGCATTAGTCTTGTTTGATAAAAAGTCAATCATATCGTTGTATGCTTCAAAGAACAATTCATCATCTTCTTGTTCTTTTACACTACGTTGATCTGCAATAACTTTACGATTTGCTTTGTAAGGAGGATAAAAGTCTTTACGCCAAGAACGGCCTTCTAAACAGAATACAACATGAGTACCATCAAAGTCTCTCCATGCTTTCTTAACTGAATTAAACATGATGTGCATTGCCATGCCAATTTTCATGTCCATGTCATTACCACGAGCAACATGCTTTGCACGGAAAAACATGTTCATACTGTCTACTAATAAAAAAGTTTGCATAGTGTCTGTGCCTACGTTGTTTGTCTCTTGTTTAATGTCTAAATTTAGCATTTCTATTTAGCCTACCTTACTGTGTGTAAAAATAATAATATCATGTAAATTAGTCGAAAAGCTCATCAAACGGTGATTCTTTGAGATTGGCTGTTCTACGTTTTTCAAAGTCTCTGCCCAAGTCATATTTGAGATGCTGTGCATAGTTTTCAAGTATAAAATTTACTTCGTCCACTTTAAAGTTGTCCATTTCTTTGGTAACAACTCCGTCAATCATCCGTACTAGACGTGCCAACTTCTCCTTCGCTCTTGTCTCCGGGGTTTGCTTTGATGACATCATTTCTCTCCTGTTCTTGTAGTCCATAGTCTAAGTCTGCACGTTCTTGTAACAGCACTGTTTTGCACACATCGTTGAACCATTTGTTAACCACATCTTCGTCACTTTGTCCTGTGTAACCGTTTGTGTGTAGCATCTTAACAAAGTGATCATTCCAATCAAGTTCAATATATCCTGCTTTTGCATTCTCAGGATTAACACCAAGCTCTAATACGTTTACCCAAGGCTCTTCTTTTATTTCAGCAACTTTTTTCTCGTATTCAATCTTGCCAATCTTTTCATGCTTGAAGTCTACTTCAAGTTGTGCTATCTCTTTGTCAACTTCATTTTCTGCATCAATCATTGCTAATGCTTTTTCTAAGTCTTCGCCTTCGTAGTAGTATTCTGCTTCAGCAATAGCACGACTCTTACCTTTAAGACCCCAACTTGCAGGCATCATACTAAATGGAAGTTTTGTTTTCTTCTTCATAATATCTCCTATTTCCCTATAGCATTGCCATAGATGTGAGCATGTACACGACTTGTGTAAAAATACCCACGTTGTATTGCTTCATCTGCAATCATTGCTTCGGTCATTTTAAGACCTTCTACAGTTCCGCCAACACCCATAATCCAAACGTCCCATGGTACACCTGCATCACGAAACGCCTTCACATGCTCTTCTACTTCTTGCCAACTCTCATCACTACCGTTAACAACAAATTTAAGTTGACCGTATGAACTAACATCAAAATATTGTTTAACCACTTCGGGCTTGATTGCTTTCTTAGGTGCTTCTCCTGCTGTGCTCCACAGTTTAGGACTTACACTCCAAAACCATTCCTTGGAGTCCATGTAAACATATTTTTCAATGTAAGTTTCTAATACATCTTCTAAGGGCTTGGTACCATTTGTTTCCACAGTAACACGACTTGGAACATTATTTCTACGTTCAAACTCTTGCATAATTGCAACCATACCTGGTTGTGTGTTTTTAAGCATAGGCTCGCCGCCTGTGAAACACATATCAAATGTTTGTAAAGTTTTAGGATGTATGAATGTTCCTGTGGGCAAATGTGCAGTTAGTTCATCGACGCATTCATCTACTGTGCGATCTGTGATCAAATGTTTGTACTTCTTGGCCCATGTATAACTGCTGTCACAGCCTTTTTCAAATACAGGCAGATCCATAACATCAGTTATTTCACTGATATCAATCTTTTCGTAAGGCAATTCCCAACTTTCTGGGTCAGTAGGATTATCTTGTCCAAAGCCATTACACTGCAAGTTGCACAGAAAAAACCTAATCCACAGACTAGGAATACCCACATACTTGCCTTCGCCTTGCGGGCTAAAAAATGTTTCACTGTACTTTAAATTCATTACCTGTACTCTTTCCAATAATATTCACTATTATACAACAACAAGAAACAGTTGTCAAGCCCATTCTCCTGACAACTTTTTCTGTACTATTTCTTCCCATGTTGCCCATTCAACTCTACGAGAACTATCTACTGGCAGTTGAGGTAATTCCACTCTCATCTTAACAGTTCTTGTAAAAGCATAACGCAACCAAATGCGTTGTTTGGTTATACTAGTCTTTGGCCACAGTACAAACTTTCTCTTCCATTCGCTTACTTCTAAGTTATCCGGTGAATGCAAAAAGTCTGCAACCGAATTACCTTCTCCAGGCATAGGCATTACACTTCATAACGATCATAAACTCTGTTTATGATGTTGTTGACTCTAACAAAGTATGCACACTTGGGCATGTCTTTGATTCTTGTTGCACCAATATATGTGCATGTGCTTCTAACGCCACCTAGTATTTGTTCTACTGTGTTTGCAACAGGTCCTCTGTCTGGCATAGAAATAGTTTTTCCTTCTGTGCCTCTGTACCCATCTTTCCTAGCACCATGTGTATCCAGTGCAGTTTGCGAACTCATACCATAAAATACTCTGTTGCCATCTATATCAGTAGCCGCTTCACTTTCATCGTGTCCTGCTAACATACCGCCTAGCATCACAAAGTGTGCTCCTCCTGCTAGTGCTTTTGCTACATCGCCAGGTTGTGTACAACCACCGTCAGCAATAATATGTCCACCAACACCATTAGCGGCATCTGAGCACTCTACAATTGCACTGAACTGTGGTACACCAACACCTGTTTGTGATCTAGTTGTGCACACACTACCGGGACCTATACCAACTTTGACAACATCTGCACCCTTTATAATTAGTTCTTCTGTCATATTAGGAGTGACGACATTACCTGCGATAATGATTTTATCTGGGTATTCTTCGCGAATGCGTTGCACAAAGTCGATATAGGATTGATGATACCCGTTAGCAACATCAATAGTGATTGCAGGAATATCGGGCCAAGCCTTCATAACCTGCTTGAGAGTCTGATAGTCTACAGCATTTTCGTCCCATAGAGCTCCAGTACCTACACACGCACTTAGATATTTTAACTCCAAACCATTTCCCATGGCTGCTTTCCAGTTATCAAATGTGTAGTGCTTTCTGATCACTGTCATCATTTTGAACTTCTGTAAAGTTCTAGCCATAGAGAATGTGCCAACTCCGTCCATGTTACTTGCCATAACAGGCACATAACTTAACGTTCTGTCAGCATGTTTAAAGTGAAACTCTCTTAGTATATCTACTTCCTTGCGTGAACTCAGTGTTGAACGTTTAGGTTGTAGTAATACATCAGAGTAGTCTAAGTGTATGTTGTAGTTAATTCTCATTTTAAAGTTTTCCTTCTTTCCTTAATTGTTCTCTTATTTTTGTTGCACTAATGTTATGAATATCCTCACCAAGATCGTGCTCTGTGAATGTATAACCAACACCTCTGCCATAACTGATATCAACAATGTTTGGCACCAACATCACAGTATACTCTTGATTGTATTCAAATCCTTCCTTGCTTAGTGCTTCTTTGATGTTTGCAATTACTTCATCGTATTCAAACGGATTGTCGTTTTGCGCCGCAGTTCTCCCGCCGCCTGCGTCAGCACCAACTACTCCTCCAACATCGCGAATCTGTATGCAAACTTGACCTGTTTCAAGAAGTGCTTTCTTGAACAGTGCTGTGTGACCATCATGCCACGGTTGCCATCTACCTAACATCTGAGTAGTGGGCTTTTTCCAATCGAATTCCATTATAACGTACCTCCTCGGAGCGGATGTTTATTGCTCCTAGTCGGCGAATGCTCTCTCCAACATGAAGTCGCCGGTCTCGCCTGTGTTTCCTTCAACCCACCCGGATTGTGTAAACTGGTCCCGACATTGTTTATTTAGGTCTGGTGAGCCACAGACCATCACAGAATCTCGCCCAAGTGTTAAACCACCAGGCAAAAACTCTTCGATATGTTCCCAAAATCTTCCCTTACGTGGATACTCTTCTCTGGTAACACTTTCTATATACCTAAAAGGTAAGTCACCTTCGAGCAATGCAAGTTCTGGACGATAGGATAGTTCTTTCTTTTCTCTAACTGTGTGAAACAGATAGACATTCTTGTATTGCTCGTATGTTAAATAATCTCTAGCAATACTCATAAATGGTGCAATACCTGTGCCTGTTGATAGCATCACCAAGTTCTCAGTTGGTTTCAAATAATCTATAACCAAACTACCCGTACACTTGGGTTTGATAAGTATTTCATCACCCGGCACAATATTTTTAAGTTTGCTGGTCAAAGGACCATCTTCTACTTTGATGCTTAAAAACTCTAAATGTTCGTCGTAATTAGTGCTCACAATACTGTATGCTCTAAAGATAGGACGAGGCGAAGCATCTAATCCAATCATAGCAAACTCGCCGTTTTTGAATCTAAAACTACGGTCTCTTGTTGTTTTAAAACTAAACAGCCTATCACTGTAATGCTGGACTTCTAATACTTTCTCTGTGTACATTTTGTTACCTCTATGTTGTACATAAAATTACAATCACTACATAAGTCAACATATGAAGAAGTTGGTCAATACCGTGTGCTATCCAATACTGCTGATCCATTGCTGTTAGTTTTTTATCTTTCCAAAAATTGCTTTTAGCATAGTCTACATGATAATGGATAACACTATCACCAATACTTAGTAGTAATGCATACACTACTGGAATAGGAAACAACAATAGTACAGCAAATGTCAGTAGTCCGTGATACCCGCTGTGTGCAATACCGCCCCAAGCACCATATGTGCTTTTGTCTTTGATCATCCAACTGTATTGCATAAAGTAGTCTGCAATAGTGTGTTTGATAATCAACAGTGTGATTAGTGCAAGTGTCATAAGTCTGCTTCTTTTACAAAGACGCCATCGACCATTTTGCCTTTGCGATCTTTGATATCATTCCATGCCTGTTCCAAACAGTGTGTTAGGTTGAGATTATTACGCTCTGCAATATTAATAAGCACCACAATACAATCACCAATATCGTCAGATACATCGCGACCTTTGCAGATGTTATCACTGAGTTCTCCTACTTCTTGTACAAGTTTACAAAGTTGATCTTTGTCTGTTGCCCCTTCAATTAAGTTTCTGTCGTGATGCCATGTTCTAATGTTTTCGATAACACTGAACAGTTTAGACGGTACTTCTGGTCCCATTATGATTCTCCTGTTAAACTTTCAAGTACTTGTGCTGCATCTACATGGCCTATTTCTGCTAGGATAGAATCGTAAACGCAACTGTGTAAATCACTGCTTTCAAAGTAGTCTGCATTTTGTGCCAAGTCGGTGTAGATGTCTTTGATGACACCCACTAGTCCTTTATTATAAATCACATCAAAATCTAATCCAGCAGGATCAAGTGTATGACCATAAGATATTAAACTGAAGTAAACAGTATCATTGACACTTATTGTTTCAATTTGCATATCATCTGGACTACCAGTGTTATACAGTGTGATACCACCTTTGAATGAAGCAGACGGTGCGTTGTCTGCAATAGTGTCAATACATTCGAATACTTCGTCAACTGTGACCGGAAACCTATTACAAATCCAATCTAATTTTTTTCGTTCAATTACCGAATTAGCAATGTCATCAACAGGTACAGCACTGCCGGATACAACTAAAATATTATCGTGTCCTCTGGTTTCGATAGCCATTACTTACCACACGCATACTGTTGCTGGAGTTGTATGTTATCCATAAACTCTTTCTTTGTTGCAGGGTCTTTAAAGAATGCACCTTCTAACACAGTTGTTTGTGTTAGACTGCTTGTTGCCATAATACCTCTGTTCTCACAACACCCGTGTGTTGCTTGAATATACACGCCAACGTCACTACTGCCTGTTGCTTTCATAATCTCACGAGCAATGTCGTTGCACAATTCTTCTTGTAAAGTACCACGTCTTGCACACCATTGTGCAATTCTAGTGTACTTGCTTAACCCAATAAGTGTGTCTGCTGCAATGATACCGATGTATGCGACACCTGCAACTGGCTGATGGTGGTGAGAACACATCGACTTCAATTCGCTACGCACAACCAACATGCCTTTGTATCCATCTTCTACATGGTTAGGGAAAGCAGTTGCATTAGGCATGTGCTCATATCTACCACTCATGATTTCATTAAAGTACATTTTAGCAAGTCGTCTTGCAGTGCCGTGGCTGTTAGGATCTGTGTGCCTGTCGATGATTAACGTGTCTAAAACTTTTTCAAATGCTTCTGTGGCTTCGTCAATCAGTTGCTCTTTTTCACCTTCCTGTAACAGGCGTGAAATATTGTCTCCAGCCCAATAACGTTTGTCTGCGTTCTTACAACGCTGAATTATTTCTTCATGTTTCTTCATTTGTCTCTCCCAATTGAATTATTCCTGTTTCCCAATTCTCAGCAACATCTTCTGCATAATAGATGCTTTTGCCTAATAGCTCACGACTTTCCATTAGCCTTGAACCCTCATACAAGTCAACTACAAAACAGGTATCAGGTCCACTACTACCATTTCCTGCCCATGCTACTTTACGAATTTTTGCTGTACGACTCACTGTCTCACTCCTTGTTGTCAAAATTCCACCATTGTTCATACGGAAAAACTACCCACGGATCATTGTCTGGGGTAAGTTCTCTCGCATAGTATGATACTTCATCATACTCACTCTGTGATTTGTTTAATAGTGTAGCAGTTGTTACGTCAATGTCAACCACATTATCTATTGCCCATGCAAACATTTCATCTTCAATGCTTTGCAATGTTTTGCCTGTGTCGTTAATGTCGTCGACTAACAGTATTTTTTTATCTCTGTTTGCTGATACAATATTAATTAATACATCTCTGTCAAAATCACTGCCGTCACGTGTCTGCCAGTTAAAGCCTTTGAACTCTACATCAAAGTAATGACTCAACATTACTCCCATAAAGTATGCACCTCTGCCAGGACCAATAACAATGTCTGGACGATAACCTTTTAAAGTCATGTCGCGAACGATGGTGTGTAAGTCAGTTACAAGATTATCATAGGAGTAGAATAACTTATTCACTTATTCTTTTTCTCCCATGCAAATGAATGCTCAATAATTTCATCCAGTCCATAGATTGGTTCCCATCCTAATAAACTTTTTGCTTGTGTGATATCTGCATAAGTCTTAGGTGGATCACCTGGACGTCGATCAACAATTTTATATTTAGGAGTTATGCCAGTAACACGTTCAAATGCTTCAATGACTTGCAACACGCTATTAGGAGTAGATTGTCCAAGGTTAAACGTGTTACTGACCTCCGTATCTTCTAAATAATGTAATGCGGCTAAATGTGCTGTTGCAATGTCGTACACGTGAGTGTAGTCTCTTTCGCAAGTACCATCTGCTGTATTATAGTCGTTACCAAACACTTGAATCTCTTCATCATTTAAAACAGCACGACAGATGATTGGTACCAAATGGCTTGCTGGGTTTTGTGTATAACCATGATTTAATTCTGGGTCTGCACCTGCGGCATTGAAATATCTCAAATTAACATACTTCAAACCATATGCACGATCGTAGTCTGGAAGAATATCTTCAACAATTTTCTTTGTTAGTCCATAGCAACTAACAGGATTAGTTGGTGTGATTTCTGTAGTAGGAAAGTCTTTGATGTCGCCGTACACAGAACTTGAACTACTAAAGATGAAGTTTTCAACTCCTGCTTCTACAGCAGAATTAAGCAAGGAGATAGTGTTACCAACATTGTTTTCATAAAACACTCCTGGCTCTGTGACGCTTCTGCCTACTTCGTGATCAGCAGCAAAATGCATGATTGCATGTGGCTTAGTTAGTTTAATAACACCTTTCATTTGATGATTATCTAAATCAAATGGATACTGTGTTACGCCAGGTATTTCTTTTTTTACCCTATCAATATTAATTACGTTGTATCCTGAAGCGACCAACAATCGACATACCATGCCGCCGATGTATCCACTGCCTCCTGTAACTAGTATTGTTTTATCTTCTTTCTTATTCATATTTTGCCTTTGCTACATGCTTACGGAAACTCCAGTCGTTCCTCAACCATTCGTCTCCTTTTCCTTGCAGAATGTCAATTGTTCTATCGATTGTGCCATTCTGGTAATCGCTAATCTTTCCAATATTATACTTGGTAAGATCATTGTTGTCAATCGAAACAAACATATTTTGCAGTTTATTGACAGCATCTTCTATGCTCCACGGAACATACAAATGGTTGCCGTTGTTTGCAAATACTTCTGGAAAACTTCTGTATGCAGGATACAGTGTTAATGTACCCATTGTGTCTGCTTCGCTTACAGTGTTGCTTACCCAGTCTTGCAATGCACAATTAAATAGCACACGACTGTCTGCAAGCAAGTTGTAATAATCATTCTTCTTTAAACCTGTGTACACTTTGAAGTTTGCTCTGCCTTCACCAAAACTTTGTAATGACATAGCACGTTGTACATACTCTGGATCATTGCTTTTAAGTTCAGGATGTCCGCAGAATATAGCAAACTCTACTTCTGGGTCAATTTTGTAATATGCTTCTGCTAGATCCATATAAAAGTGCGGTTGCTTTTCATCATCCCAACGTGCAGCAAAACCTACACGCTTTTCACGTTGTATAAGAGTTTTGAGATTTGGTACACGCTCTTTTACTTCATCCTTACCAAACGGTAGTCCTGAAACATAAATTGGGCACTTGATACCTGCAATTCGCAAATGAGCAACAAACTCTTCGCTTGCTACAATAATACCATCTACAAATTCATCAACCATTTCCTCATACTTACGCATCCACCTAAACATACCTTCCCTTATGAGGAAGTCGTCTGGATCAGTAGTCTGTGCAAGGAACCTGAGGTATACTTTGGGTCTATACTCAGGTGGTGATTGATCCATAATATATGGCAGGCATTCAAGGCCAGGGGTAAACATATCTTCGTAAAAAATAACATCGTTGCTTGTGATCTCACCATTCTTCATCTTTTGTACAAGATTCATGGTTTGACTTAAACTATAATAACTGCGACCATGTGCATCAAGTACACTACCAGTTACAATAGCCTTACTGTTGTCTAACTCTTCACCAGTAATGATTTCATAGTCAATACCGCGTGACTTGAATACACGTTCATTCCAGTCTTGCAACTGCAATGTATAACGGGCTTCATAACTTTCTAGTCCCATATAAAATAGTTTACGCATGTTATTCCTTATCCTCCGATTGTTTGGGTGTGTTTTCTGGAATCTCACCATAGTCAACAATTTTAGTTATTGGCTCGTGTAAGTTTCCTTCATCACTCTTATTTAGATCTTTTTGATCTGTTGTTTCAGTTTTTTTAGAATTCATGTACTCTACACTCTCTTGTTTTTATATTCAATGTTCTACACTGCATATAAAGATTCAATGGTCTTTACATGTTATTCTTTTTCTCTTGGATTTCCTTACGTCTTTCTTTTGTAAGTTTACCAAGTTCGCCGAGAGCTTTACGAGCACGAGTTGCAGCAGCTTTAACACCACCGTTCTCAAACTTGTCGTTCTCTGCTAAGTACTCTTCGAAAAGAGCTTTTATTTGTAAATGATTCTCAGTCATTTTATTCTCCTTATTTAGACCCTGGCATATAATTTACCGGGTACTCCATTTCGCAACCGTTTTCGTTATCTTCGGCTACCGAAATCTTTAACCAGCGATCAGGATACTTTGCTTGTATCTCTCTCGCTAAATCGTCAGCGATCATTTCGCATGACTTGTGATCTAATTTTAGTACACTGAAACGGCCATCTACTTCTGCGTACAGTCGTTCTAACCATCTCTTGAACTGTATAAATTCTACGTCTCTGTCATCATGAAACACTTCAAGCCATACCTTAAAGTGAAAGATGTGTCTGTGTGGATATCCTAAAAAGGATACATCGTCCCAATCGCCTGTTGCTAGATTAGGATCTTCCAAGGCGGCAGGGTACTTGTGAATACCCTCTTTGCTAAACGTTACCCAAATACTTCTCATGTTCCAAATCCTAGTTGTCCCTTAATCCAATCATTAAGATCTTGTTCTGTTTTAACTTCTAATTCCATTATAATGTTACTGTCTCCTCAGCGGCCTCAGTAACAGGTTGAGGTATGTAATAAACAGGCTTACGCAATGCGGCTACTCTAGCCTTTCGGATAGCATTACGTTCTGCTTTTCTTTTATGGTTCTTTCTGTTCTGCCTATCTCTGAACAGTTTAACCTTTTGTTTTACTTTTTTCATTTGTCTTTCATCCTTGTGCCGTCTCTGACTACGTGATGCTTATAAAATAATCTGTCCGCTTGTCTTTGAAATGATTTCTCGATCATTCTATCAATCTTTCTGCGGAACCATTTTCTAAGCATACCCATTATGCTTCGTTCCTTGGATCCCATACAGTGATATTCTTATTTTTAAGCCTGTTGGTAACCAACTTGTATCTGCTTTGTTCTTCTTTCCACTCTTTAAGCCAATTGTGCCCATCACGTTCTGCATCAATAAAGATTGCATTAGTAAATGCCAACGGCAATAGTACAGCAACATGAATGATAATACTTGCTACTGTGCTGTAGTTAAACCAACCTAAGTAGTTTGCAGCCAAGAAGCCAAAGTACACACTCCATGCTGTAAACAATATCAGCATAAAGTATGTTTGCAAACTAGGATCTGGGATCTTACCTAGTGGATTATATTTGAGATTCATTACACGTCTCCACAGCCATACAGTGTTCATCACTGCTGTTCTAAAAAAACTAGGCTTTTTAACTCTTGTGTTCATATTGTTCTCCTACTTTAAACGAGCCCTTACATACTCTTTCATTACATAAAGACCATAACTTAACCAAGTAACTATTAACAGACTCCATACCAAAGTCTCTAACACTTGTCCTTATCCTTTATAAGATTATCGTAATAGTCATGTGTTCCTGCTCTATATCTTGCTTTCTTTTCAGTTACAAGTACACTGCTCATATATGCGAAATAACCCATAGCGAGAGTAAGAACAGCACCTAAAATAAAATTAATAATCTCCATTATAAGCCTCAATCATCTGTTCAATTTCGTCTGGCAATTCTGCACCCATTGCTTTTGCAAAGTCCATAATACCCACAACAAACTCTTGTAGATTTTCTTCGTCAGACAAGTTGTCTACTTCAATAACGGTATTGATTTCTGTCCGGCCTCTTGTGCCGCTCAATTTAATCTGCATAGTTATACTATTATACGCTGACCAATTATATAAGTCAACCTTTATCTATCCTTAAGTTTTTCTAAACTCAGTTTGTCTTTGAGGCTCATCAAATAGGCTGCACCTGCAAGAATTAAAATTGCACCACCCTCTGCTAACAGTCCTAATGGCTCCATTTCCTTGCTGTGTAGCACAATAAGTCTACATAGTGCTGTGATAGCAATAATGATAGGCAGTGTTACAGGAATACGTTCTGTACTATAAAATGCACCGATCATTGCAACAACCTCTGCAAAGATAAACAGCATGAACAAATCTGCAAGTACAACACTTCTAGCAATCCACATGCCCAGCACATAGTCACCTACTGCAAACAGTGTACATATACCAGCAAGTGCAATAATTGCACGTTCAGTTAGCACTGTTGTCCAGTGTAACTTATCTTCTTTTTTCAATAATTCTTTTAAAAAATCCATTTTCAACTCCAGTTGTGTATTACGTTAGCCATGATAAAAAAACAGGTAATAAAATTAATGCCGACAATGACAGTACGAAGCAAAGCCACATAATCATCATACGGTTCTGTCTTGTCATCTGAAAACCCTCCTAAAGCAAATTTCCATATTGTCCATGCTTTCTTCATACTATGTGTTGCTCCCTGCTCTTACGTGCGGTGTGTGTAACACCACTCTTTGTAGTGTACGGTTTGTCGACAATACCTTTTGTACCTGCATGGTTATTCAACAACTGTACTAAAAATGTAAACATTGCTATAATTGCCGGTACCAGTATTGCTACTAAAATTACTCCATCCATTAGTCTATTACCTCGTCCTTGGTATATTTGGTCCAATCAGTAAAAGTCTTTCTAGTTTGCAATTCATGTACGCTGTGGCACCAAACACCTGGATTGGTTGCTTTAAAATCTTTATCATCAATTTTAAGTGTAGCATTGTAATTCAATTGATTGATATAAGGTATTTTAACACTGATCATTGGGATAAAATTATCGTACTCTGTTGCACCACTTTCTAATACCCATTCTGTGTCTGCTACATCAAAGTCTAGTGTGGTCCACACACCTTCTTTGACCAAAGTCATAATGATGTGATCCCATTCTTTACTATCCTCATCTGTAAAGTCAGGAGCAAAACTTTGATTAGCACCCAAGTAAATGTGTGGGCAGTCATGTGTCAAAGCTCTAGCAAGTATCTCTTTAGGATTCTGTTTACCAACAACAAAAAGTGTTCTCTGACCGTAAGCAGGACTATGTTCTACTTCAGTGCCAATGAAAAATTTAGTGTCGTCTGTGTGTCCTTCTCTGTCCATTAGTACCTCATGTATCCCAAAGACAATAATTCTTCTGCTTTTTCGCAAGCAGTTTCATATGGCACTACACTAGATGCACCAGGTACGCCATCTTTTATTTCAGTGATCCTCACATGACCATCTTGTTGTATAGAGTGCTGCATTAACACTTCGTGCCCTTCAAACATATAGCAACCTTCAATGGGTACTATACTAATTTTAGAATTCAAAGAAGTCATTTATTACCTCCTCCTTAGTAGTTCCTTCGTCACCTGCAAAACTAACTGCTGTTAAGAACTCATCATAATCAACTAGCATTTGTCTAGGATTAGGATTAGCCGGATCAAGTATATCCTCTGCAAATCTCTGGAACATTAATATATTAACTGGTACATACGGAGACAGTTCTTGTGCCTTGCTGTTCTTTTTAGCCTTCTGCCAACCTTTGTAGTTTGCTACATCTCTGTAACGCTCTACATCAGCAAGTCTGTTTGCTTCTTGTACAGCATCAATATGATTGTAAACACTGTGAGCCATGTAATACAAATAACTTTGTGTGTCCCACGTGGTGCTATCACGCTCTGCATACAATTGGTTACCATCTTTGTCTAACTTAGGTTCACCGTGCTTGTCTGTTAGTGGTTGACCCTCACTGAACTTAAAGTTACCGTTCTTGTCTTGATCACCAGGACCCATTGTGCATAAGTCTCCCATAGTGAGTCTTTCCATGATAGGACTATGACCAAACGGTGCTGGCATATCACTGCCAACTAAGTCTTGTTGATCGAATGCTCTATCCATGAAGTAACCAAACTTACCAGGCTCAAAGAAGTTGTGTGCATAAGTTTGTCCATATGCTGTGTTAACAAATGGACTAGCGGCATCGAAACTCAATGTGATGTTAGGATTATCATGTTTGCGTAACTGTCGCTGTATTGCTGTTAGGAAGCATGCCCACTGTAGTTTACCTGTGCCTAAGAAGTGTATCCAATCCTTGCCTTCTAACAATCCATCTTCACGCAAGTCTAGTATACGATTGAGCACACACTTCATGTCTTTCATGTTGATACCAGCAAATGCATAACCTTCTAGTGTGCGATTTGCATCACCATATGCTTGCTCTACAAAACTTGGGTTACTAAAGTTTTTAACTTGGTCGTACCATTCTTTACTTGTTGCTTCGTCAGTGCCACTTAGTACGTTTAAGAACTTGGTTGCACCTGGTACTCTGTTTTGCACAAAGTAATGCAAGTTAAGTAAACTGATATCTAATGTGTCTTTGAACTCTGTTAGTCCTGTTTTACTGCTCAATGGCTCTACTGCGGCAAAGGCCGGAATGTCTAATGTCATACTCCAGTCTGCTGTATGCTCTAACCAACGTAGTATTTTTTCGCACATTTTTGTGCGAGCAGGATCGTTAGGATCTTTGGCATTAGTCCAGTCAAGTTTCATAACACCTGTGGCAATCTGGAAACCACCTGAATCCCCTAGTATCACTTTTACAGTGTTGCGATCACGCTCTTGTATCATGGGCTCATCAGCATGACTCTTGTCGATGTCTAAGTGAGCATGTCCTGCTGAATACAATCCATATGGATAATGAAAGTATGTGTCTTTGTCTTTGAGGAAGTCTAGGCCTTCGTTACCGTGCTCAAAACCTGCAGGAGTTCTGCTCTCTTGGGGCACTTTGTTGATAATTTTATCAACTTGTTTTACATAGAAACTACTAATGGCTGGCAGATATACTGCGTAGTCTCGTTGTGATTTGCCTAAATCTTTCATTCATTATCCTCTGTATTCATTACTTGACGCTTGTGCTCAACTGATACTACATACCCTTGCTCTATTAGTTTGTCTATTTCTCTAAAAGGTAACATCTCAGTAAACCAAGCATCCTTATTGCTTACATCTGCCAGTTTGTGCACATACTTGCACAACACTGTATCGTTCGCAGTGATCACTCATTAGCCCTTAGCAGGTAATAGATATGTGTACTCGCCAAGTCCACTTAATACTTTAATCTGCATCAAGCCTTGATCGTTAATACTCATAACACAGTTTGCACTGTCACTTAAACGTAAAATCTTTAACACAATATCTAGTGGCCATTTCCAATCTCTTGTAATGCTACCATCGATATCACCGTTGATGTGTACTTTAGCACGATCACTAACACCATCACCAATGTGGAATGTCAAATCTGTGCCATCAGTCTTTGGTGAAAACGTTGCTTCATATGCACCTAAGATGCCATTGAAGTAGTTTAAGTCTTTTAAGTTCTTTGCAGTGGGCACAATGTTTACACCAAACTCTGCACCTTTAAAAGTGATGTCTTTCATCTGCTGATTAACAACATCTGCAAGCATGAATCTATAGTTAGCATCGTTACCATCTGTGCTTTTGAATGCTACTTCAGTTGGTACTTCTTCGCCATTACGTTCTTGCTTAACAACTTCTACAGTTGCATCTTCGTTATCAAAACCTGGGTAGTTCAAGTAACCTTGTAACACGCCCATTCTGCTTAGACCCAACGTTGCATCTACAAAGTCAGGCACTGGGTTAACAGTTTTACCTTTGAAGATAACAGTCTTCTCAGGATCAACAGTTTGTATTTCTGTCTGCTCTAAGTCGCCTGTGATCTTAACCATTTCAAAGATGCCCAAGCCATGTGTGTGCTTTAGTACATCTTTGAGAATGTCTTTAATATGATTTGTTGCCATTATAATTTCTCCAGTTTGATTGCATAATTATACTTTAAGTATTTAGATAAGTCAAGCATTTAATCTCTCTTTTTTTCGATTCTTTTTATCAAAGTAATGCCTGATGATTGTTTTTCTTATTATTGCTATAGTTCCAAAACACACAGTTAGGTACACAGAAGTCCAAAAGATTTCTTTCTCTTGCGAATCTAGCCACAATATAAATGTGTTAGAGGCAATGTACAGCAACAATATGTTTATGGGAAAGTTTATCACTGTGGCTATACCTGTGTCCACGCAGGCTTCCTTGAATGCTTGCCATGGAAACTTACCTTTCATTCTTCGTCATCCTCTTCCAAATATCTAGTGATACACATTCTGTTAGTATCACCACGTTTGAATGCATTATACTTTTCTGCTTTCGAAGTTCCAAAAATAACAGTAGAGGAAGGTTTGAGTCCTAGTCTGCGACACACTCTCAGTTGTTTCTGTTCATACTTTGCTGGCAAGTCATCGGGACCAATGGTGTGTATCAATTGGTAATGATGATCAGCACCCGCAATCAACGGATACTGCCATTCATTATATACTGAACAAGGAAACTTATCTTTAGTGTAAAGTAATCCTACTCTACGCAAACCTGTACCAAAAGTCTTACTCAGTGAAAAACACACACTGCGAATATTCTTGTATGGTTTGAAATCAAAATCAATGTTTTTGCATATACCAAACAGTGCACAATCAACAAAGATAGGCACACCGTAACTGTTTGCTTCTCGTAATCTGTCATGAGAACTTTCGCCGTCCCCAGAGAATGGGTGGCTTATCACAATACAGTCCGCTTCACGCAAATCTGTTGTTACACGCTCTGGCCCTAACACATTGTAATGGTAATAGTACTCGCCCTCGAACACTCCAATTTTGTTGTACAGTCCGTACAACTGATTGAATGCATCAGTGACTCCACTCACAATATAACGTTTTTTAGGCAGTCCTTTAATCTCTTGCTTAGAACTGTGTATCCAAATGTGCAAGTCATTTGCAAATTTAGCAAACTCCTGTATGTCCTGTGTAGGATTACCAAAGTTAAATGCTCTTGCGGCTCCTAGTAATTTATGTTTTTCTTTCATTTAAAACTCAAAAAATTGTTGTAGTGTTTCACTTTCATTTATTTTGTCTAAGTCAAACCCCATTTGTCCAATAACGTTGCTTACCTTTTTGTCGAGTACAGCATTCTCCATTGCCTCTTCGTCAAATGGCAAATCCTTAAACCAATCCGGCAGTTGCATTTCATCTGTTGGATATGCAATGCTGTCATAACCCATTGAGTTATTCTTTAACCTACACACAATAACTTTCATACCATCTGTGATAGTCATACTGTAGTTGTCACCCATTGCTTGCTTGAAGTTATTCCAATTGATACTTGCTCTAACGTGACCAGGAATAGTAACTGTTTTCTTACCTTCTTCTTTCACAGCATTAAGTTTATGCAATCTGTAGTTGCCTGGGGCATTCACTTTTGCTTTGTCAGCCATCTTAGATGCATACAGTGTAAGGTTGTTTACACGCTTAGGCATACCTTTATTCCAAGCAGGCAAGTCTTTGAAATATTTTTTGTAATCCTTAATCTTGGTTATAACTTCTTCTTCAGTGTGACCATTCAAGCAATCAACAAGTATTTCTTCTAAGAAGTCTTGTATAAACTCTGGTGTGTCTGACCTCTTCAAATCGAGGCCCATTGCTTTCAGTTTACCGCCTTCTGGTTGCCAACCTTCCAAGTCTAGCACTTGGATAGCATATCTCTTTTTAGTGATGAACAAACCAGAACGTCCAACTACTTCACGACCTGCTTTCATAACTTGTCCAAAACTCTTAGGCACATTAAATGTATCTTCTAAGAACTGCGGAAACGTATCACTAACAGTATCTGATATGTGATCATACAGTTTGATTGCACTATCCATATCCAGTTCTTGTCCATCAGGTAAAGCAGGAACAGCACTAAAATAAACAGAGTCAGTGTCACCATATATCATACAGTCTCCTGTGTGATCATATTTGCCTGTGAGCATGCGATTAGTCTCTGCCCCCATGTGTTTAGTGATAGCACGACCAGTAAGTGTAGTACTCTGTCCTATACGTTTATCAAAGAACCTACAGTGTGGATTAAGTATCGCACCATACAAACTGTTCAAGTTAATCTTTTTAACCAACTGTCGCTTGTCATAGAAAGCCTTTTCGGCATCAGTGGTTGCTTCTTTCTTTTTCTTTTGCAGTTCTTGTCTTTCAGCATACCAGCGTTCTAGTAGACCAGGAACAATGCCTTGGAAGTCTGTTTTAAAGATAGTACCGTTAGCACTGATGTTCCACGGCTGTCCGCTTTCAAAAACTAGATTATATATGTCAGCACCAGTGCATTCCACTGTGGTGCCATCAACCATATCTAATTTAAGCGGTTTGTTTATGTCTTTGTTTTGTACAAGTTCAAACTCATTAGTGCCAAACTTACCTAACCAAGCATCAGCAAATGATTTCTTTTCTAGTCGCTGTGCGTTCTGTATTTCTTCATCTGTGTACTCGGGTCTTATCTGTGCAACAATAGTCTCCGGAGCCATGTTCAGTGCTCTAAACACACTTGGATATAGACTGTTCAAGTCCATTGATCCTACCCATTCATGGAATCCTTTCTTAGGAAACGCAACATAAGCACCTGCTGCTTGTGTATCCTCGTCTCTGTTCTTTTTGCGATCAGGTACAATGTATCCACGTCTGTGTGACTCATTGATGATTGCTTGTTCTGTGGTTGCTACCGCACCCATTGTCACAGGAAGTAACACAGTGTTATCATGTGCAATAGTGTTAGCAAGGTCAATGAACTGTAGTTTCTTATCTAGTTTATCCAACAGCATAACGTCTTGAATGTTATACTCTAAGAACTTTTCAAAGTCATGATTGTAAAGTCTATCCAGTGAACCTTCATAGGCTACCTTCTTCTCGCCTACTTCCATCTCACCAATGTAGTCTAGTCTATAACTGTGTCGCTCTTCATAGTTGTATTTGCGATACAGTTGCATATAGTCCAAGTGTACACGCCCTATAAGATCATATGTTACACGTTCAGCACCGAAGGCCTCATAAGTTTTCTTCATGGGCATTTGGTCAAACAAACACAGTTTACGCAACTCTGACTTGCCAATAGTACGAATAATTCTGTTCACAGTGTAAGGAATATCATAGCCCTCACTGTTCCAGCCACTCAATATGTCTGCGTCTTCAATGACTTCTAAGAATGTTTTAAGCATTTCTGCTTCTGTGCGAAACAACACAACTTCTGGCATCTTGCTTGCAATGTTTTGTGCTTGCCCCCAACTCAATGTTTTAGGCGGCACTGCCAAACAAATCATTGCATCCATCCATTGTAGATAAACACCAATAGATGTGATTGGTGTAAATGAATCCTCAGGTGAACTGTATCCTCGTTGAGGATCAAAGTCTACCTCAATATCGAAGAATGCTGTGTGTAGTTTAGGTGGTTCAGCATTTATGTAATGCTTTGCTAGAGTTTTGTTTAGTGGCTTGATATCACTTTCGAATGTTGTGTTGTGCTGATTGATAGCAACATTCTTCTTGAAGTCTTTGGCATTCTTACTACGCACTTCAGTCACAGACTGACCATGTATAGTTTGATGTTTGCCTTTGGGATCTAGTATGTAAAAGTTATACTCAGGCTTGAGCTCTTGAATTAAACGTTTACCGTCTACACGTTCAGCGACATGTATAACGTCTTTGCTTTTATTTAGATACGCATCCACGTAACTCATTTATTTTTTTCTCCAAGCATCACTTTCGGCTGACGCAATACCTACACTAATATATATGCCGCTAGGCACTATACGACCACTATTTGTGGCTATTAAAGAGTCTTACCAACTGTTTCTAAGATTGTTTCTAGTTCGTCAAACTTGTCGTATTCTTCCTGGAAACTTGCTTTGTGTGCAATACGGATTGCTTTGTTTACGACTGCTGGTTTAAGATCCATCTCTTCTGAAATTGCCTTCACTGTGTCGCGAAGACCTTCTTTGAGAGTTTCGATTTCGAATGTAACTTGCATGCCCTCTTCGATTAAACGCTTTAGACGTGCTTGTTCTTCTTGGTTGAATGTTCTGTTAAATGCCATTATTACCTCTGTGTGTTTATGTCAATATTTATTTCTAATGGTTGTATTATAGCATCATTACTGATATTGTCAACCTCCACGTACACTGTCTGTTTTGTGCCTGTGAAAGGTTCAAACTCCAATTGCTGGAGTATTTGTCTGTTGGTTATTTGTTTACCCTGTTCGTCATATGCAACAAATTGATTGCCTACATAATGAACTGTGACTAACATTTAAATTTCTACGGAAGCCTCGAATGTAAATTGGACGTCATCAAATTCTTCAAATAGTTGCTCGGAAATAGTGTCGCCTTCATCAGCATCAATTTCTTCATCGAGAACGATTTCATATATCCACATTTCGCCATCGTCGTCTTCTGATGTGTAGGCCATTACTTCTACGCCCACTTGTTGCTTTTCGTCATCGTATGCTGTGATTAACTTAGTAGACACAACACTTTGCACAATGTCATAATAAACTATAACATCTTCATCTGAGAGTTCTTCCCTAGTTAACATTCTTGCAAAGTGTTTTATAAATGCCATATTACTTCTTACCTGACCATGCTTGTGCACCAAAGAAGGCAGCAACAATACCAGCAACTGCAATAAAATATACACCTGCCATGTCGCCTAAAATTTCTGCACCTTT